TATCTCTTCTTCCGTCAACCCACGCCATGGGCGCACGTATTCTTGAATGTCGTCATCATCGTCGTTCATGCGTTCACCCTAAATCTGATTGTTTCAGCGGCGTACTCAAGCCCGAGGTCGTCGCAGACCTTTGCGTTAACTTCACGCTCGCGTTGTGCTACTAAGTCGGCAAACCGCTTGAGCTTAACAAACTCCTCAATTCGAATTTGATTGTCAGTCTTCTCGCCGAACCCTGCGCGGTGGGCGAGTGCGCCTAGTTCAATATTGGTCATGATTTCATATCCCTCACGTAACAGGCAAAGCTACCCAAAGTGTCCTTGCCGAACACCGCCATCTTCTCAATCTCTCGTGCGACTTCCTCAAGCACCTGATTGCGGTGCGCTGAGTTGTAGCACTTTGCCGGAGTGGGACACGCTGACGTGTAGCATCCTGGGCACACGAAGTCGAGCTTTAGTTGATCGCTCATGCTTGTCCCCTTGCTCGGATAGCCCCTGCACATTCAGCGGGTTGCATACCAACATCACGCGCCTGAAACGCATCACAAACCTTTGCACACGCCTCACGCTCAACTTTAATAGCCTCCGCAACCATGTCCATCACTACGCTTTCACGGCTCTGCTGAACTTCTAATAACTTCGCCATGTTGGCAATGATGGCCTCATACGTCTTGATTACATCTTGTGTCATGGTCGTTTCCTTTACTTGACACGTCTGAAGCGCTCAGTGAACTCAAACTTCTCGGGCGGCGGTGGGGTCATCTTCTCGCTAGGCGGTGTCCAGCCGTACTTGCGCCAGAGCGCTTGCACGTCAGCGCCGGTTGTCCACTTGTAATCAGGGTGACCGACCGGAACCCATGGTGTTGTCTTTTTCATTTCTAAGTTATCCTCTATTTAAATGCCGAACTTACCGCGTTCGATTGCGGCAACCACTTCTTCATTCACACGCAGGTAGTGGTTGGCTCGTCCCTGCGGCTTCTCTAACTCAATGCGCTCAAGCGATCCGTCGTTCAGCAAGCTGGTCACGGCTCGTTCTTTGCGCTCTTGAGATGCTTTGACGCCGCCCTGTGCCACAGGGAGACGTTCGTAGTAGGAGCGGCTCTTGCCCGCGTCTTTGCGTACAAGGTCAATTATGTCATCACATATCTTTGACCACTGCTCCTGCTCTTTTTGTTCTTTGCGATCTTCTTTCATCTGGGTGCGCTCTCCTGCTTTGAGAGGACGGGCGACTGAGTGGCTAAACCAGATCTCTTTGTCGTACCCCAACACGTCTTTGTGTTGCTCGCGGTTTGACACGAGGTCAAAGGTGAGTTCAGCAAACGCCGTGGGGAACCTGACCTTTGTCGCTTTGAGCACGCGGGGTGCGTCGGCATGTTCGCCGTCTTTGAACACAGTGTACACACCTTGCGCATCGCCCGTCCACGCTGACGCACCACGGGGTGACAGGAAGTCCGACTCTGATGAGCCGAGCGCCTTTGCCGTGTGACTGACGATGATTATGGGGAAGGTCGCGAAGGCTTGTTTGATGTACGCCATTGCCCGCCCGACTTCAGCATTGTCGTTTTCGTTTTCCAAATCAAATACCGCGTTTGCAGTGTCAAACACCACCAGAGGCAGCGCCGCGTGATACGTACCATCAGCTTTCTCATTGTCCACCGTCCATTCTTTGTACTCCTCAGCTACTTGAGCTACGATCTTCGGGTCTAACCTTTGCGCGTTGATGACTCGCACTCGTTCATCAAAGTCACGCGTCTGCATGCCGGTGTAGCCCCACGAGTACAGCGAGTAAATGACCCGTTGAACCTGCACGACTGACTCGGTTATGATGATGACGTTGCGCCTTACGGCGGGCTTGAGCGTATAGTCATGCGGGCAGAGGTGCGCAGTGGCTAACGCCATAGGTACGATCAGGGTCGTCTTACCGACCCCAGGAGCACCGGCGACCACGTTGACACCGGTAGACATGAAGTCCTCGTACACATACTCAAAGACATTGACCTCACCCGCGCCCGATGCGACTGAGTTCTTCAGGCTCAGCGGATGAACTTCCGGCTTACCGTCTGGCGTAGTAGCGGCTTGTGGCGGGACTTGATTAGAGTTACCCGCCCAGCCGTTATCAATCGCCATGCGGAAGATTGAGCGGTAAGTGATTGAGTGCGGGGTGCTGATGTCACGCTCCCACTTACGCCGTTGAGCTGAGGCATCAAACTTGTCGCTGGTTGACGCCCACTCGGTCCAAATCTTGTAGCCGTTCTCGCCGTAAGGCTTGAGCACCATACCGACGTTGACCCACGTTGTGTAGTCATCAGCGTCAACGTGTTTGAGCGCCGAGCGCAAGTCATCAAACGTCTGAGCGGTTGCCACCGGAACACCGCCGCGCTCGGTGAGGCTATAATTGACCGGTGGTCGTGCCTTACTAGCTATCAGCTGAGGCAAGGGTGAGGGCTTTGCCGGACGGGTTTGACTGAGCGGCGAGCGCCCTTGTTGCCACTTGTAATCGCCGGAAGGTCCGAGCGTGGGCGCGACGCAGATGTAGCCGTGATGCTTCAGGTCAAGACCTTTGCCGAGTGTGCCAGGATACGTCATGTCCTCGTCAGCGGTGAACAGGCGATGCTCCCCGCCACCTTGAGTCACTGCCGTACAGTCGGAATGCATGACGCCGTGTTCAGCTTCAAGTTGTGCGAGGGAGTCAACACCGCCGTTCTGCGGGTCAATGTCCAGCGCCAGCAAACCCGACTCAGCGAGGGAAATGCCGATGCCCGCGTCAGGATCAGTTGCCCACCAGTCTTTGATGATTTGTTCATCAACAGTTGCGTCTTGGTGCCCGTGCGGAACTAAGTCAGATTGAGGGTGCTTGCCCGCCTTGTGACCTTTCTCAGTGTTAGGGCGACCGCACCGGCATTGACCATGCGAGTCAACCGACCACACGGGCAACACGTACCAACCGAGCTTTGCGTAAGCCAGCGCGTAGTCGAGCGTCGCTGGTGCTTTATTGTCTACTGCCCAGACATGCTTGGGCGTCTTACTGGTCATTATTCTGTTTCTCCGTAAAAGAATTCCTCAAGCACGTTCCAGTATTGACCAGACCGGCGCACGTAAACTGATTCAGGTACACGAGCGCCTTTCATTTGCCACGTAAGGTTGTCTGCGGGGGAAGGTAAGTTTACCGCAAGCTGCCGCGAATCGAAAAACTTCAGAGTCTTCCGGTCAGGGGTTTCGGTATTGATGAAGTTGGTTCCGCGAATCTTAATACCTTCATCGCTCACGCAGTTGTAGTTGACGAGGAGGACTGGCGTGTCAGGGTTACGCCGTGTGCGGATTGCGACCGTGCTTGTTGATTCAACCCACATCTTGAGCACCGCACCGTCCCGTGCAACTTGACCGGTCATTGGGTCAATCGGCAAGAGCCGGTGAGCACCAATGACCTTTTCCCGCTCGCGCAGGGCGCGTTCTTTTGCGGGGATGGCTTCAACTACCTCCTTAGAGTCTTCCTTGAAGAAACTCTCATACATATCTACGCCGCCTAACCTTTGCAGGTTACCTACGAAGTCAAGTATGAGGCAGTTCTTTTTGCCGTCAGCTAGGCGCGTGCCCCGACCCTGAATCTGAACCCACAGAGAGGAGGAGAGAGTTGGCCTGAGGCACACTATGCAATCCAGCTCAGGGAAGTCAAAGCCAGTGGTAATCATATCAACCGAGCAGAGCACGCGAGTCTCACCTGACTTGAACCGGCTCAACGAGTCTTTGCGCTCGTCACGGGTGATTGACCCTGCCATGACGTCGGTCGTCCAGCCGGTCTCAACCGCAATGACTTCGGCGGCTCTCTCAGCGGCATCAATAGTCGGGCAGTAAACCGCGAGGTGCTTACGAGCCTTGGTTAGCTCGGGCAGTGAACGCGCCACGGCACGTAGCCATACTATGTCCTCACGGCTGTCAACGTCAGTCATCACGAAGTCGCCGTTAGCTTTGCGCGCACCCTCGAGGTCAAGCTGCACGGCGGTCTCAACGCCGACTAGCGGGCACAGGTAGCCATCCTCAACGGCGCGAGGTACGGTATAGCTATAGGCGAGTTGATCAAACCAGAACTGATCACCGTCACCGTGGATGACCCCGTTGTCCATGCGCCACGGCGTCGCGGTCATAGCTACTCGCCCAGCAGAGCGGTAGCGGTGCAACACTGACTCATAGAGCGAGCGCTCACCCTTGTTGTGCGGGACGCGGTGAGCTTCGTCAATGATGATGAGGTCAGGCGGTTGCATCTCAGCCTGAACGCCGAGTATGCTTTGAATGGTGGCAAAGGTGACCGGCTCAAAGCGGTCTTTACGCTTGAGTCCAGCGCACACGATTCCTGGGGCGGCTCCACTATAGCGCTCATAGGTAGCGGCGTTTTGCTCTACCAGCTGTTGAACGTGAGTGAGCGCCCACACGCGGCGGTCGGTTTTCTTATAGTGATCAGCTAAGGCGGCAATGATGAGGGACTTGCCCGTGCCGGTAGCAAGTTGAAGCACCGGATGGTGTTCTGCCTCTAGCGACGCTATAGCGGCGTCGTAGGCTTCTTGCTGGTAAAATCTTAATTGCATCAAGTGCTCCAGTTATACGTTATCACTGCGAATTATGCCTGAGATTTTTTGAAAAGGCAAACTCTTTGAAAAATTTATTTTTGCCGGCATTGAATCACCCGCTCCGGAAGCCTAATGTTTATAGGGTAAACAGCCAATAACCAACTGCGGTGAAGGGTCATTAAAAATATCGCTTGGCGTTTCAAAAATATTCAACCTATAATTCATTCATTGGCTGGCAAGGTGCTGACCATGATAACTCAATAACTGGAGAACTCGCTATGAACATCAACAAAACAATCATCGCTCGCATCGAAGAGTACCGCGCTACTAACAAGAATCCTTGCAAGAGCTACGCCACTGAAGCCGCCGCTGAAAAGGCTACTGCTCAAATGGCGCAAGACGCCGCTAACTATTTCCACAAAGAGCGCGGTGTTGAGGCTCGTCCCGCTCAGTACGTCGTCATCTATAACGAGGCGTGGGGTCGTTGGGTTGGTGCGGTCAACATGACCGAGCTGATCCAGCGCTCATCAAGCACTGGCGGCTACATCGGTTACTGCACAGGCTTCTTCGTTTTCTAATCACCCCTTAATAACTCAATAACTGGAGAACTCACATGACTCAACCTATCATCAACACAACTCTGTTAGTCACCGTAAAGAATGTTTACGGTAAGGAAACCATTTACCCCGCTAACAGCACGGCTCAGATCTTTGCTGACATCGCCCGTCAGTACACGCTGACCCGCGAGACGCTCAAGCTCGCTAAGAGCCTCGGCTACGCCGTAGAAGTCATGCAAACAGAATTGGCTCTTTAATCAATAACTCAATAACTGGAGAACTACTATGAAATACAAAGGTCAAGGCAAGAAAGAATACGTGGTCGTCATCAAGGACGAGGACGGCACACGCCGTGTCTTCTCTCGCCCAGTCACATCTAGCCAAGCCGTGTTCTTGATCTGCGGCTCTAGCTTACCTCTTGACTACGTCGCTATCCGTCATCTTGAAGAGTTAGGTATCAAACCACACGCTACAACTTTTGGAGCAAAAGCATGAACACTTTATTCGCTTTAGAAGAACATCTAAGAATGTTGTTGACTGAAGACAAGATTTGTTATGAAGAGGGTGACTGGGATCGTCTTGACAGAATCCGTCTGGCTATCGATGACACACGTGCTCAAATCAAACTCTTGAAGGAGGCGAAAGCATGATCTCCCGCATCATATTTCTGCTTATCCTGATCGCGCTCGGCGCGGTTGGGACATTTGATCACGACGACGCGCTGCTTGAGGAAGCCGCCTATTGCGACCGCCTCAAGAACAAAGTACACACCGACTACAACAACCTCAAGAGCACGTGCATTGCGCGTCATTGGAACACTTAATTTTCCTTGGAGATTTGAAATGAATACAGTAAACTTTTCCAGCATGACGACTCCCCAGTTGGTGTCGTTTTTTAACCGCCACAGCACAACGCCGGTCAAGCGCTTTAGCGACCGTAAAACCGCCGAGAGGCGTTGCGCTGAGGTTTTTGAGAGCTTGCTCTCGCCCGTACCTACTAGCAAAGTGATCAAGCAGTTGGTTGACACCTCTACCCGCCCAGTCATGAAGGACTCGCTCAAGCTCGACCGCACCATCATCTGCGTGAACACCGGCGACACGTGGAAGAACGCGTATCAGATGTGGCGCGACAACCCTGACTGGATGACTAGCGCTCAGCAAGACCGCTTGACCGCACAGCTCTACGCCGCCGCTAAGGTCGGTGAGCAGAAGATCATTGAAATCAACGCACGCAGCTTCATGCTGGTTAACATTAAAGGAGTCAAGAAATGAACGAGAACGCGCCTGTATTGGCGGATGTCAAGTGGTTTACCACTGGTAAGGGTATCGTGGGCATCGCGGCTGTAAGGACTGAGACAGGTGACCTCACGTTTCGCATCTGCCCAGTTGATGGTTTTAACGAGGTGATTGACGCTAATCTAGTCATGTCACATGGGGCGGTTTTTCCTGTGGACGCAGGTTACGCAGTATTCGCACGGGAGGATTCAGAATGAACACAGTATTTCCTGAGTTAGCTATTGACCGTAACTTGGTCAAATGGGAGCAACACCTCGGCACGCATACTCCGTGGGAGAACCGCAAAGGTATGTGGTTCAAGCGTGATGATTACTTCGCGCCTCTAGGTTACAGCGGTCCGAACGGCTCAAAGATGCGCCAGCTCATCTGGTATGTCAACAAGTTTCGTCAGGGTAAGACCCACATTGTCACTGGTGCTAGCATTCAGTCCCCTCAGCTGAGCATGAGCGCTATTGTCGGTGCACATTACGGCTTACGCGCTCGTCAGATTGTTTACAGTAAACCTGAGACTGTGTTGCGTCATGAGAATCCTCGCATTGCCTACGGCTTTGACGCTGAGTTTGAGTTTGCTTCTGGTCCGTACAATCCTATCATACAACGTAAGGTTGTTGACTTGACGCAACCGACGTCGCTCGTAGTTGAGTACGGTATTACTGTGCCGCATGACCGCTACCCTGAAGATGATGTGCGTAAGTTTCACGAGGTCGGCGCTCATCAGACGACCAATATACCGCCTGAAGTCAAGCGCCTCATCGCCCCTGCTGGGTCTTGTAACTCGTTGACGAGCATCATGCTCGGCTTGAGCCGCGACTCGCACAACATTGAGGAACTGTTCACCATAGGTATTGGTCCTGACAAGCGCGGTTGGATGCGCCAGCGTCTCGCCTACATCGGCGTGGACGTTGATAAGCTGCCGTTCAAGTGGAAGCACTATAGCCTACACGATAGCGGCTACAGCAAGTACAGCGATCACTTCACAGGTGAGAATTTTGACGGCATCAAGTTTCACCCGACCTACGAGGCTAAGATGTGGCGCTGGTTGACACACCATGGTCAGTTAGATTATGATGACCAGACCGCCTTTTGGATCGTGGGCAGCGCCCCTGACACGAAAGTTGTTGAACCCTTTTACACTAGGAAAGCATCATGACAGATTATCGTCTGCCGAAAAACCGCGCAGAGTATTTCACCGCGCTCTACAAGATGAATCTTGAGCACGGGGTTATGCCAGGACTCGTCTACTTGTACATGCCTGAACTCGCTCGCCGCCATAATTGGAACGCTGAGCAGAAGCTCTGGTTCGCATTCTTGAACGGCTTGACGCAGAACCCAATCACCTCGCTGCGCATATTTGATCAGCTGCCGATGGTTCCTCCTGCGGGCGCGGCGCTGACTAAGTTTGAGGAATGGTTCAATGCTGAGTGGGATACGCTACAGTTTGACACTGACCGCCGGTATCAAAAGAAAGACACAGTACCCGCGATCAAGACTTACGCTCAGCTCGTTGAAGCTAGCGGCTCGCAGCAAGCCATGCTCACCGGCGCATACTCAGAATTGTGGAGCCACGTGCGTGACTCGTACTTTTCGTTCGGTCGCCTGTCATCGTTCAGCTACCTAGAGTATGTTCACCTGAACGGGTTCGGCGCTGACTGTGATGACCTATTGTTCAGCGACAAGTCAGGTAGCAAGTCACATCGCAATGGGATGCTGTTCTTGATAGGCAAAGATGAGCTGGTCTGGGACAAGCGCCTACCTAACGGGCAGGAGGGTAATTACCCTAAATTTAATTTGATGTGCGGCTTCCTCGCTGCGGAGGCTGATAAGTTTGTTGATAATTTCAAAGCCGCTCACCCTGACGTACCTAATGCTGGTCGCTTCACTATGGAGTCAAACCTCTGTACATTCAAGAATCATTTCTTCGGTCGTCGGTACCCAGGAGTTTACGCCGACATGGCGCAGGAGCGCATTGAGTGGGCTGACTTGCGCGGTCAAAACGCTTACACCGATGTGTTCAAAGACATGCGGTCTCAACTGCTACCGGAATGGTTGCGTGTTGAATGTGAGAGTTCACCTATGACTGTGAAAGAGAAAGCCGCCGTGTTTCCTGAGACCGGTTCACCCTTTAGAGCGGAGTACTTTTTATGACCCAGATTGTCAACATTCGCGGCTGCAATGGTTCTGGCAAGACCACAATCGTGCGGCGCTTCCTCACTAAACTGCCGACTCAGGCGCTGGGTGGTAAACCTGACCGCCCGCTGGGTTACAAAGTAGATGCCTCTGTTTGGGGTATTATGACCCCTGTGTTTGTAGTAGGTAGCTACGAGAACACATGCGGCGGCGCAGATGGTATAAAGACTCAAGAGGAGATCGCTGATCGCGTGGTAAAGGCGCATGGCCACGGTCATGTGCTCGTTGAAGGGTTGCTGATGAGCAAGTCAAGCAGCGGCGGGCATGTGGCTCCAATACTGAAAGACCACGGCGCGATATTCTCGTTCTTGGACACCCCTTGGGAGATCTGCTTAGAGCGGGTTTTGCAGCGTCGCGCGGCGGCGGGTAATGAGAAAGTATTTGATCCCGAGAAAACCATGCGCACGGCGTATGAGCAATGTCATAGGAGCGCAGAAATACTAACTGAAGCGGGCGGTTATGACGTTCGTTTTCTAGATTGGCAAGACCCCGTCTCGGGTGTTGTAGCGTATTTGAAGGAGAATGAAAATGCGTGACAATTGCCCATACCCGATGCCGACACCGGAGACTATGTGCTCGATGCCGAGTCTGCTTTATTTCATCTGGGAGCGAGAGGCTATTCGCCTTGCCCGTGAGAACGGTCACAGCGCCCCGTGGACTAAAGACCCCGTGCTTGACAAATATAAGTTTACCAACATTCACCGCTGTGACGACCGCGTCTCGCAGTGGATCATTGATAAGTTGATAACCCCGTACCTTGAGCGCTCTGACCTCTGGTTCACCCTGCTGATCGCTCGCCTGATCAACTGGCCACCCACGCTACAAGCGCTGATCAACAAGGGTGTCATCCCTTGCACTCCGCAAGAGTTTGACGCTGACATGTTTGAGCACACGCTTGAGCGCATCAAGAACGACGGCAAGAAGGTCTACTCCGGCGCGTACATGCTCTACCCGACTAAGATGGAGCCAGGAGGCAACAAGTCTAAGGCGGTGGCAAAATACATCATCGGCAGCGCCGTTGAGAACGCTGAGAGCATTGACAACACGCTATGGGAGGCGGGCGAGGCACCGACAATAGAACGCTTTGTGACTGAGTTGAGCAAGTGCTTCGGCATTAGCACATTCATAGCCGGTCAAGTGGCTGCTGATTTGACTTATGCTCCTGGTCATCTGGACACGGCTGAGGACTTATACAGCTATGCGCCCGTGGGTCCAGGGAGTTCACGCGGCCTCAACTACTTACTAGGTAAGTCGCCTTACGCCACGTGGAAGCAGAAAGAGTTCAATGCCGAGCTAAGCATCGTCTTTAGCGAGATTGTTGACAAGTTAGAAATCATAGACATGACGCTGCACGATGTGCAGAACTGCATGTGTGAGTTCAGCAAGTATTGCCGCGCTGTGCTCAGCGAGGGTAAGCCTAAAACAAATTATCAACCAGAAACGGAGTTCTAAAATGGAGTTAGTCGTACGCAACGTCAATCAGGCTTTCAGTGAGATATTCTGGAAGCTCAAAGTGCTCAACCTACAACCTGAGCAGACCCGCAATGGTCCCGCAATCGTGTACCCAGAGATGGTGACCACGGTCTATAAGTGTCCGTCTGAGCGGGTACTGTTTCACAAGGGTCGTGACGCGAACCCTATCTTTCACTTGATGGAGTCGATCTGGATGCTCGCTGGGCGTAACGACGTTGCGTTCTTGCAGCAGTTCAATAAGCGCATGGTCGAGTTCAGCGACGACGGCAAGACCTTTAACGCCGCCTACGGTCACCGCTGGCGCAAGCATTTCGGTCATGACCAACTTGACGATGTCATCAAGATGCTACGCCGCGACCCCAACAGTCGTCAAGCCGTTATTCAAATGTGGGACGATGCTGACTTGAGCAAGAAGACCAAGGACAAGGCATGCAATATGCAGGTCATCTTTGATACACGCGGCGGTCGCCTCAACATGACGGTGATCAACCGGTCTAACGATATCTGGTGGGGTGCATACGGCGCTAACGCTGTGCATTTCAGTTTCTTGCAAGAGTTCATTGCCGCCGCCATAGCGCACAGAATCGGCGTCTACCGTCAAGTGAGTAATAATTTTCACTTGTACACAGAACTTTATAACGCGAAGCCTTACTTGGTGTCCCCGCCGGACTCACATGACTATGACCATTACTCTAACGGCTCAGTGCGTCCGCTGCCGATCATGCTGAATGGCGAGTACAAGTTGTTCCTGACGGAGTGTGAAATGTTCTGCCATGACCCGTTCAATGAGCGTATACATTATGCTAACCCGTTCTTTGAGCACATCGCCCGCCCTATGGCTATGATCAGTCGTGTGCGCAAGATTCACGCAGGTGACGGTCGTAGCTACGCCGCTAAGATCCGCGCTGAAGACTGGCGTCGTGCCGCCTTTGATTGGATTGACCGCCGCGACCACGCTCGCAAAATGAAAGAGGAAGATGACGAGATAAATGAGATGCGGGAGGCACTGCAAAAATAATTTACTTTCTGTGAGAAATGTGAGCTATAATTTCTTACATAACTGCTAACTGGAGAACTTTTTTGTGAAACATACTCTCGATTTTATTCTGGCTGGAAGCGAAGTGAAGCGGTATCATACCGTCACCACTCTCGTGTCTGAAACAGTCGGTCATCACTCGCACGGCGTAGCTATGTTGTGCTTGTTGTTTGACCCGATGGCGAGTCGTCAAATGCTGATGGCTGCGTTGTTTCACGACCTCGCTGAACATCAGACCGGCGACATCCCCTCCCCCGCTAAGCGTGAGTTCGGCATCGGCGGTAAGGTGGACGAATTAGAGCTGCGACTTATGACCGCTGCCGGAATCGTCATGCCTCACCTCTCGCCTGAAGACAAGCGCACTCTCAAACTCGCTGACGTAGCTCAGGGTGCGCTGTTTTGCGCTCGGGAAATTTCATTGGGTAACAAACGTATGCGCCGCGTATTTGACCGCTACATCAGCTATGCGGAAGAGTTGATTCTGGTCGGTCGCGAGCGCGAAATCTTCAACATGATTAAGGAATACGCAGCATGAGCGCGGCTAATCAAAAACAAATAGGCGGTAATCACTACAAGCACGGCGGCGAGGAGCACTGGGATCGTGTGAATCGTTTGAACCTGAATTACTTTCAGGCGGCTACTACTAAGTACGTTGAGCGGTGCTACCTCAAAGGTAACCCGATTCAAGACTTACAGAAAGCCGTTCATTTCCTTGAGAAGCTGATTGAGATCGAGCAGCGTAAAGCTGATGCGGCTTGCAGTGACGGTGCTGAGCCGACTCGTGGCTATGTTAACCAAGACTGAAATGGGCACTTGGGTGTTTGATACTGAAACTCTACCTAACCGCACTTTGTTCTGCGCAAAGAACATTGAGACGGGCGAGTGGTTTGACCTGTGGCGTCATGATGACGACGCACCGGCTCGCCTTACGCGGTTCGTGCAGCAGTCAGACAGTACATTTATCGGCTTCAACAGCAAATCATTTGACAACGCAGTTGTGGCGGCGTTCTGCCTCGGCAGGACTGAGATTGAGATCAAGCGCATTGCTGATGACATCATCACGAACCGCCTAGCGCCGTGGAATGCGATGCGTAAGCATAATTTACGTAGCGTTATTCTTGATGACATTGACTTGATTGAGGTCGCCCCGTCATTCGTAGGTTTGAAAGCCTATGGTGCTCGCATGCACATGCCTAAGTTGCAGGATATGCCGATCGCTCACGACGACATGATCACCCCTGATCAAGAGCCGATGCTACTTGAGTATTGCCACAACGACGTTGACACAACGGCTGAGCTGTTGAATCAACTCGAGGGTGAGCTTATGCTGCGCGTTGAGATGAGCCGCCGTTACGGAGCCGACATGCGTAGCAAGTCTGACTCGCAAATGGCTGAACAGGCTTACATCACCAGCATGGGTCTCAAACGTCAGGATAATGACATCCCTAAGACGGTCAGATATACGCCTCCGGCGTTCCTAAAGTTTATGGATGCCGAGCTACAGGGGCTGCTTGATCGCGTCTCTGAGCACGTGTTCAACATGAACCCCGTCACTGGGCACGTCAGGCTTCCAGATTTTCTCGGGCTAAAGACGATTAAATTCGGCAGCGGCGAATACCAGCTCGGCGTGGGCGGTATTCACAGCGTACATGATAGGCAGGTGTGTCACATCGCTGGTGATGATCACATGTGCGACATTGACGCGGCTTCGTTCTACCCGAGTATCATTCTTGAGTGCGGGTTCATACCGGTCGCGTTAGGTAAGCGCTTCGTAGAAGAGTACCGCAAGATCTATGAGCGCCGCCTAGAAGCAAAGCGTAACGGCGACAAGATCACCGACGCGACCCTGAAGATTTCATTGAATGGTACGTTCGGCAAACTCGCTAGCCGCTTCTCGGTGTTGTACTCGCCGGACTTGATGTTGGCGGTCACGCTGACTGGGCAGTTCACCCTGCTCATGTTGATTGAGTGGCTTGAGCGAGCAGGGGCTTTGACTTTGTCAGCCAATACTGACGGTATTGCAATTCGTTACACTAAGGAGCAGAAAGAGCTGGTTGAGAAGGTTGTCAACAAATTCAGCGAGGTGTCTGGTTTCTCATTTGAGTACACACCGTATCGCGCCTTAGCCGTCAAAGATGTCAATAATTACATTGCGGTCAAACCTGATCGCAAATTAAAAGTGAAAGGAATCTATGCGCCGTTATCTCTCAAGAAAAACCCAACGGCTCAGGTATCGTCAGATGCTGTGGGAGCATGGCTGGCAGAGGGTACTCCGTTTGAAGACACGATTAGGTCTGCTCCGTTCACGGACTTTATTAGTGCCCGAAATGTTACCGGCGGCGGTCAGCAGAACGGCGTTTATCTTGGCAAAGTCGTACGGTGGTATCAATCAACGGATGCTAGCAATGAGCCTATCAAGTACGCTACGAATGGCAACAAGGTTCCGAAAACCGAAGGCGCTAAGGCATGCATGACCCTGCTTGACAAGGTCACACACCCAGCTGATTTAGACTATGACTGGTACAACAAAGAGGCGATAAAAATCGCCATAGCGGTCGGCTGCTCTGAGTATCTCACTCCTGAGCAGATCGCTTTAGTGGCACCACCACCTAAGAAAACTAGGAAAGTTAAAAATGGAACACGGTAATCAACGAACTGTCTACGTAGTACAAGTAGACAATAACAAAGACCTCTCGGACGCGAAGAAGTACGGCGCGTTGCGTGCGGTCTTCGGTAATCCGCGTAAACCTTACGACACGACAGGCATGATCGCTAAGGCGCGTCGTGTCATGGCTGAATGGCAAAATGGCGACCACCTGTTGATGGTTGGCGACCCTACGCTGTGTGCAGTTTGCATGGTAGTAGCAAGTGAGCAGGACGACATTATCAATGTGCTGAGCTGGGATCGTAACTCGTTCTCGTACATGCCTCAGCGTTGGGACTTTGGGCAAATGGGTCTCGACTATGACGATTTTGAAACAGCGGATGACAAACCGCTTTAACCCACGAAAGGAGAAAAATATGTCAAACTGGCAAGACGCCTTGAGAAAAGGCAAACAGGACGTGCCACCCCGTATTTGTATTTACGGCGGTCACGGTATCGGTAAGTCTACCTTGGCTAGCAAGTTCCCAGCGCCGATTTTCATCAGCACTGAGGACGGGCTAGACTCGTTAGACGTTACCAGCTTCCCGCGTGCAACTAAGGTTGAGGACGTGGTCGAGAACATCAAGACTCTCATCAAAGAGGATCACGAGTTCAAGACCGTCGTAATCGACTCGGTTGATTGGCTCATTGAGCCGCTCATCGTGAGCAACGTGGAATCTTCACATGACGCTAAAGACCTTGCCTACGGTAAAGGTCAGATGCTCGTTGCTGAGGAGTTCCGCGAGATCCTGCAAGGGCTGGACGTGCTGCGTGTAAAGCGCCGTATGAACGTCGTGCTGATCGCTCACGCTGCCGTGGTGAAGTTTGAAGACCCGCGTACTGAACCCTACGACCGCTTCCAGCCTAAGCTGCCTAACCGCTGCAATGCGCTGCTGCAGGAGTGGGCTGATGTGCTCGCGTTTGCTGCGTTCAAGGTGATCATTCGCAAGTCTGACTCCGGTTTCAATAACCAGAAAACACGAGGCGTAACGACTGGTGAGCGCTTGCTTCACTTTGTTGAGAACCCCGCGTTCGCTGCTAAGAACCGGTACACCTGTCCTGACGATATTGAGATGACAATCGAAAATATCGAAAAACTGATCCCAATCTCTAAATAACTTAAGGAAATTATCATGGCTAAATTTGGCTTTGACGTCTCTGACGTCACCCCTGACACCGGTGCTACCGGTGGTTCGTATGATCCCATCCCTGATGGCGAGTACGTGTTGAAAGCACTTGACGCTGAGGAGAAAGCGACAAGCGCCGGTACGGGTTCTTACATCAAAGTGAAGTTTGAAGTTGTCAAGGGTGAGTACACCGGTCGCTTGATCTGGCAAAACTTCAACATCAACAATCCTAGCGAAAAGGCTCAGCGGATTGGTCGTCAACAGATGGTGGCATGGGCTACTGCGTGCGGTAAGCCTGACGCAGACGACACTGACAAGCTGCTTGATAAGCCGTTCAGCGCAGCGGTGAGTATTGAGAAGGGCACTGGTGGTTATTCTGACAGCAATCGCATCAAAGCATTCTTGTTCAATCAGGAAGCCGCGCCAGCTAAGGCAGCGCCTAAGCCAGCCGCTAAACCTGCTCCCGCAGCAGCCCCCGCTAGCAAGTCCGCTAACCCTTGGGATTGAGCCATGGTAGCCATACCGCCTAGACCAGAGCAGCAGATCATTAACAGGGTCTACGCTGCTATTGAGAAAGAGAAGTCGTCAACCGACTTCTATCTCGGGCGGCTTGGCTCGTCTTTCATAGGCGAAGAATGCATACGACAGGTCTGGCTTGACTGGCGCGGGTTTGCCCGTGAAGGTTTTGAAGGACGTATGCTTCGCCTGTTTGAGACGGGACACTTGCAGGAGGAGCGGATCGTAGCTGATCTGCGCCGCGCAGGGTTTGCCGTCTGGGATAAACAGGAAGACGGTCGTCAGTTTGAGTTCACAGATGAAACTGGCCACTTTATAACTAAGGTGGACGGGGTCATCAAAGATGTGCCAGATTGCGACACACCTCACGTGCTCGAGGTCAAGACACACAACAAGAACAGCTTCAGCGGCGTCGCTAAGAAGGGTATCCAAGAGTCTAAACCGCTGCATTACGCTCAGGTTCAGATTAGCATGGCGTTGGGCGGGTTTACCCGCGCCCTTTACGTCGCGGTCTGCAAAGACGATGAGCAGTTCTACGTTGAGCGTGTCAAAGAAGACAAAGAGACACAGAAGAAGTTGAAGCAGAAAATCATTAAGCTGACTGAGACGCGTCTGCGCCCTGCCGGTATTAGTGACGACGGTAGCAGCTTCGGGTGTAAGTTTTGTAGCATGAAGGCGGTCTGTGTTCGTGAGGCTGAACCCTTACGCCACTGCCGCACATGCGCTATGGCCACTCCGACCCCAGCAGGGACTTGGACGTGTGAACTCAACAAGGTAACTCTCAGTATGGACGCTCAGCGTGCGGGCTGTGAGAATTACGAGGCTTTATGATTACAATCGGTATTGATCCAGGACTCAGCGGCGCTATTGGCGTTCTTCGTGACGGCGCTTTTGTAGCCGTGGAAGATATGCCGATTGTAGCTAAAGGCTCAGGAGCTGTGAAGAATGAAGTCGACCCCGCTGGGTTGATCACCCTGCTCAGGAAGCACGCCCCCGCTGAGGAGGCGGTATGCGTTGCGCTTGAGCGGGTGAACGCCATGCCTGGACAGGGGTCGTCTTCTATCTTTAGCCTCGGGGACAGTTTCGGCTCTGCCCGAGCTTCTATTGCAGGATGTCGGTTTGAGACAGTTTACATGACCCCGTCGCAGTGGAAGAAACATTTCAAACTGACTAGCGACAAAGAAATGAGCAGGGCGCTCGCGATTCGCATGTTCCCTGAAGCGCCGATGAACTTGAAGAAACACTCTGATCGCGCAGAGGCATTGCTCATGGCTCGCTGGCTTTACGAGACGAGGTACAAATGATTGAAACCCACATTAGAGGGATACCTTGCAAGGTTGAAATGACCGCAGGGTATTATCAAAAACCAGACTATGACAATTGGGTTAGCGACTGGGATCACTACGGCGGTTGGTTTGACGTTGAGTTTGAGGTTTATGACCGTAAAGGTTACAAAGCAAAATGGCTTGAGAAAAAGATGACCGCTGAAGATGAGAAACGAATCATCAACGAATTAACTGAAAAAGCAGGAGAACATTAATGGAAACTTTTGAACCCGCATGCCCTTGGCATATTCAAGTCGGTGATTTATTCATCGCTCCTGGTCGCGTGCCTAACACGGGTACGGTTTGGATTGGTGAAGTAGAAAGCGGCGAAGGCGGCGAATTTAAGACTGAAGACCTCGCCAAAGTATTACGCACGTTTTACAACAAAAACTTTTGATGGCTAAAATAACCCCTACAAGGGTCAAGAAGCAGGTCGGTCTAAACCCGATTGCTAAGCTGGTAGCACGTGAAAACATGCGCAAGGCTATTCTTGATCAAAAGATCCAGCTCTACATGCGATCCGAGGGTGAACCTTGTGATGATTTCTGCGTGCCGATGTGGATGATGTTCCGCGCATTAATCAATGCGGCGGGAGCCGATCCGAAAGTAGGGGTTGACACCTATGAAGTCAAAATCATTCGCGGGGCACTCTCCGCGCTTGAGCAAATGATAACTGATAACAAATACCGCCGCGTAAATATTATTTCACTTGAGACAGCGCTTGACTGCGCTTACGCACTGACTAACAAAGTTAACTCAGTGTTGTTCAATCAAGAGTGGAATAGGCTCGCGGGCGGTATGTAATGCCGTGGGCGTATATTCGCTCACTGCTGGGACCAGGATTGCATTGGGACAGAACTCAACCGGAGTTATTGGCAGCGATAGCTCAAGCTGACAAAGACGGTCAGTCTGATGCAGCTGATCATATCCGCATCATACTCAGGCTACGTAACCGCGTGCTCATGGACGTTGAGCAAAAAGAAACCCCGCCGGAGCGGGGTTAAAAGTGGCAACTGCTCTTTGAGGAGACAGCGAAGTGAATTTTACTTCATTTTCTTCAAGTCAGCTTCGATGTCCGCATCAATGTCCGGACCGATTATGCGACTGCCAGGAATATTAGGGATATCCGCAGCTTCAATATTCTCTGGTGCAGCGTTAGGGTCAATCGGTGAAGGTGGGAACGCTGTCACAGTGCCCATGATCGCACCCGTCTCGCCTTTGCCGAGGCGTGCCGCCCCTGCGGTAGCCTTAACATTGTACTGCTCGATCAACTTAACAGCCGCCGCAACTTCATGCGGATCGCTTGACATGAGCAGTTTGCCAACTTTCTCAGCAACTTCGTCAGTCATCGTAGCGCTACGTGCAACACGCGCCGCCATGTTCGTAAACGAATTCCAGAACGTCCCCGTCACGGCATCCGCAACCGCAGCCCCTACCCCTGAGTCCTCCTCAAAGCGTTCACGCGCCTGAGTACGTCTTCCGGTAGCCGCGCCACCAAGGATGCGGTTGGATTGTTGGAACAACTGAGCTTCACGCTCAAGAGCTGACTTGAACATCTCAAACTTAGCAGGGCTGTCAAACAACGGCTGCAATTTAGCTTGCATCTCAGGCGAGCCAATGATACGCTGCGCGGCGTTCAAGTTTGCGGACGGTGGATCCATGATCTTACTGTAAAGGTCACGAACTACACCTGTACGGAACGCATCTTTTTCAGCGTTACCCATTTTGCTGATCATGTCAATGACTTGCTCGTGGTCCAGCTTGTTGAAGTCTTTCATACCTGCGCGCATCGCCTCAAGCACTTCCATGTCACCTGAGTACGCTTGACGAGCCTTGAGGTAAGGCGAATTTGCGCCGCCGGTGGCTTCATCAATCGCGCCCACGTAGACGTTGCGCAACTGCTTTAGAGCGTTAGCTTCAGCGCTGCTCATACCTTTAGCGCTCGTGTAACCGGCTTCAATAGTGGCGTCAATACCGCGCTTGACGTAATCAAGTGTGCGGACGTCTGGCAACTTAGTCAACTCTAAAATTTCATTACCGTTAGCGTCAAACTTACCGGTAGGTTTGTAGATTTCGGGCAGGGCAAATTTGCTAGGGTCTTCACCGCGCAACTTAGCCGCTTGAGCCTCGGTGTCAGCAATGCTACGCGCTTTGCTCCAGAACTCTTGAAAACGAGGGTTCTTCAAAGCCTCGATGATGCGTGGGTCGTCTACGTCACCAAAAGCGTATGCGTCGTCATAGAGCGTGTCAGCTTGCTTACGCAAATCTGCCATCATTTTCTGTTCATCAGCGTAGAAGTTACCAGACTTGATCCCTTTACGGGTCTGTGCGTAAGTACGCTCACGAGCACCGGCGGTCTGCTCGCCGAGTTTCTTCTCAACCAGACGACCGCTGGGACCGCTACGCTGAGCTACGGTCTCAGCAAGGTCAACTAACGCGGGGTCAGCATTAGCCATAGTTGAAGGGATATTACGAGCGCGGTCTTGAACGACTTTCTGCTCAATCTGTTGAGGAGTCATACCTGACTCGTTCATAGCGCGGGAGACCTTACCTAAGGCGGCTTTAGTCACGCTAGCCTCGCTAGGGGCGAGCCGGTCACGTAACCACTTAACAGCCGCGCCGCTACCGCGAATAGCCGCTGGAGCAACTGTGCCGACTGTTGTCCCAACCACTGTGCCGGTAACCGCCCCTTCGCCTCGCTCTCCTGGCTTAGCAGAACCCGCGCCAGAGACACCGCCGGTCAAGCCGCCGGTCACAGCACCGCGCACATAAGGGTTTACTGCTAGGCGAGCTAAAGCGCTAGCGGCGACCGGAGCAGTAGCACCTCCGGTAGCAGGAGCGGTCAGCATAGCCGCCAGAGCTGGAGCAGCCCCGCCGCCGAACTCAAGAGCTGGAGCTACAAACGGGTTCTCTTTAGAATACTGCGCGTATTCTTGATTGATCCTAGCGAGTTCGGTCTCGTAGCCTTTGCTACCGGCGAGCTTAGAGCGAAGCCATGCCTCAGCTTCATCACCCCAACCCATGCCGAGACCTTGACCAACAAGGGCGCGAGCACCGCCCATGTACGGATTAACTGTGGCCATTATTCAGTTCCTTCCTCAAGCGGGGTAGTCATACGGTAAGCACCCGAATTGATTTGATCAAGACGTGCTTGTTCACGAGCTGTGCGATCTTGCAACACTTTGTACGCACGTTTGATAACCGCGCCGCGCTCTTCTTTAGTCTTGGAGCCGATACCTTCAAGCTCCATCAGAATTGCGCGCTCGCCTTCAGTCGGTGAGCCACCAAATGTTGCTTTCAATTTAGCTAGACCTTGAGAACCGAGCAGGTTGTTGAGGATGCGCGTATTGACGATCACGGGATCTTTAGAACCCGCCGCTTCAGACAAGAACTGTTGACCTTTGTCTAACCAGCCACCGGCCAGAGAGTTCGGGTTCAGCGCGTAAGCCTGTTTCAAATCAGCGAGAGACTGTTTGCTAGAAGCGATAAGGTCTTCAGCTTCGGTCTTCATTTTGATTTCAGGACCAGTCAGTTTAGCCTGTTGCGCTTTCTGTTGTTGGAACTTATCTTGGCTCAAAGCGAAGTTGGCTTGAGCCAAAGAAACATTTGCCAATGACGAGTTGATCTGCGCCAGCTTACCTTCAATATTCATATTGCCGATTTCTTGGACGCGTTTCTGGTACTCAGGAGTTCCCGCCTTGAGACCTTCATCAAGAGCTTGCTTACCCGCCGCAGACTGAGGCTCACCCGACTTGATGTAATCTTTGATGAGTTCAGTAGCAATAGTTCGCTTGTCTTTCATTTCCTCACCAGCTAATGCGCGCAGCGTGTTCAAATCTTCTTTGGCAGCAGTCATCTTCATCTTCTGACCTTCAAGAGCCAGAGCAAGTTTCTGCTGAGCAGATGCGCGTTTGTTTTTAGAGTATTCCCCTAGCTCTTTACCGACCAAGCCAAGGTTCTCAGCAAAATGACCGGTCTTAGTAGGAGCGCCGAACGCAGACGCTAATCTGAAATACATCTCAGCTTTAGAAGATTTCTCATCCTCAGGTGACTTCATAGCGCTGCTGAGCATTTTAGCGAATGCGTCGCTCTCAGCCTTAGCGCTAGCGCGGGCAGCTTTCAAATCTTCACCATAAGCGCCGTCTTTCGGACCGTAGGCGGCGAGCAGCGCTTGAATGTTACCCATACGCTCGCTACCGAAAGCCGGTGGTGCGACGGGGACAGGTGGAGGTGCAGCTGCCACGGCTGGGGCGACCGGCATAGGTGCGTTGTTCATAGCGACAGTGGTCAAAGGCGCTTGAACCGGCGCAGCTTCTGCTGGCATTGAAATCATAGGCGGTGGCGGGCTAGCCATGTCAACAGGGCTAATCTCAACTGGGGCGCGGTTGCGTTCTTGAAGAGCAAAGAACTCAGCTTCTTCCTCAGGGCTACCGTAGCCGCTAGGTAGCTGAACGCGACCTGCGGTTTGGTAATGTGTTTTCACTTGACCGCCTTTAGCCATAGCCATGGTGGCGTAACCCATGTCGTCAAAGTATTTACCCCCACCGCCACCTCCGAAACCGCCGAAGTCGCCGAAGTTATAATCGCTTCCGCGGAAATCATAACTTCCATCAAGGTTAAATGCGTTGTCGCCGAGGTAAGTGTTCTTGTCGCTGTTTAACGAAAAGTCACCAGCCATCGTACCGTCAAAAACACCTGAGTTATCAAGATTTTCCCAATCTTGAACTTCGTATTTGTCATTCAATTCGTTGATCGCGTCTTGAATACCGCCGGTGGTTCCGTCATCAGCAGCGACTAAGGTGTCGTTATTACCGGTTACAGTATCAGCTACTGTGTCAGTCACACCGCCGCCGAAAACAGTATCATCGCCAGCCGCCTCCAAGTAACTCGTGTCAGTTTTGTTTTTGTCTAAATCTGCGATGGTGTCTAAAATTACGCCGGTTGTACCGTCATCAGCAGCAACTAACGTATCGTTATTACCGGTTACGATGTCAGTCACGCCGCCACCAAACACAGTGTCATCTCCAGCGGCATCTAAATAACTCGTGTCGGTTTTATCTTTGTTTAGATCTGCAATAGTTTGCAAGATGTCCGCGGTTGTGCCGTCATCAGCAATAACATCATTTCCGGTTCCACCATTTAGCGTGGCGATCGTATCTAAAATAACGCCGGTTGTACCGTCATCGGTGATAACGTCATTTCCTGTACCAGCAACGACAGTATCATTACCAGTAGCGCCGACAACTGTGTCATTCCCAGTACCGCCAATTAGCGTCACTAAGTCATTACCACCCCCACCTACGACCGTCGTCAAGTCATTACCGCCACCACCGACAATAGTGTCGTTACCGCCACCTCCGACGACAGTGTTGATTACGGGGGGCGTATAAGTCCCGTACTTAGGCGCTTGCAGCACGTTGCCCCAGCGGTTTTGAGTCGCGTTAAAGATGTCTTGACCACTGATACCGTATTTATCAGCATACGCATTGATAGCGTCTGAATAAGCGTTCGGGTTTTTAGCGGCGTAATCTTGAATGTTTTGGTTGTACTGCTTGATACCAATATTTCGACCAGTGATTGGGTCCGGCGAAGGGTCTTTGTCACTCTTAGTTGCCCATTGCAATCCAGCAGACTTAGGCTCATAGCCTGTCTGAAATTGAGACTGCATGTACATAGGAGTGTTCATCAAACGGGTTTGATACTCTTTGCTGTAAGCGTCATACGCAGCTCTATCAGCTGGCGCGTTAGTTTTATCAACATTGTATTTAGCTAAAAGCGAATCATAGTTAGCTTGCGCGGCGGTCAGCTTGTCACCCGTCAGCGTGTCGGTAGCGACTGGACGTGTGCCAGGATCAACCGGTAAAGCACCTGAATAGTTTATTTTGCTAGGAGTACCGACCCCGTACTGCTGCATTATTCTGTTGAGTTCAAATCCCATGTTGCTTCCTTAATTAGCCGCCGAGGTTGTTCAAACCTTTGTACGTATAGAGACCGGTCGCCACTTGAGACAGCGGCGAAGGTGAATACGTAGCGCCGGTGGTAGTGCCGCTGGTAGTTGTGGCTTGCGGCGTAATCGGAGCCATGCCGCGAATCTGCGTGCTGAGCCAATCCATCTGTTGCTTAGGATAATTTTGCTGATTGATATACTGCTGCTCAGCCGCAGTCAACTGTCGTTGCATTTGACCTTGCTGAGCCGCGCCAGCACCTTCAAGTGACGCCACATCAGCTGCGCGCATTGCTTGCTCTTGCTGTTGCATATTAGCGACGTTCTGCAATGCAGACATCTGACGCGCATAGTCTTGTGCCTGAGCCGCTTGTGTAGCCTGAGCAGCGGTGAGACCGAACTGCTGTTGAGCCTGACCTGCGCTCGTCTGCATCTGGCCGAGATTGCCCAACTGAGACATCTGCTGAGCAGTGAGTTGACCTTGCGTCTGACCGAGGTTAGTCAGGTTCTGCTGCTGTTGGCTTGTCAACTGGCCGGTGGTCTGACCGAGATTAGTCAAAGCCGAAGCCTGTTGTCCTGTCAGCTGACCAGCGGTCTGACCGAGGTTAGCGAGCGCTGAAGCCTGTTGACCCGTCAACTGGCCTTGAGTCTGAGCGAGGTTGCCATACTGAGCGCCGCCCTGAAGCACGCGAGAGAGGTCTGCGCCAGAAATGCTACCGACCGTACCAGCCAACTGCGCTTGGCGTGCGAGATCAGCCTGAGAAGCACCGAGAGCCTGTCCGTAACCTTGGTTGGCTAGTTGGGCTTGCTGATTGAGAACGGCTTCTTGAGTGTCCCGTAAAGCACGGCTACCGAACTCACCCATGCGTGTGCCACCAAATTGGCCAGCTTTGATAAACTGGTCAGACACGCTAGGTAAGAGATTCTCACTGAGATTGCGACCGGCTTGCTTAGCAATAACGTCCATGACACCGGTTTGGTACGGAGACATGTACTGGCCGATGTTCTGTGCAGAAGACTGAGCCGCTGCAGTGAGGTAAGGGTTAGCCGCACTCAAAGCACGGTCAGACAGCGCCTGAGCCGTAGTGCTACCGGCTTGCGTCATGTAAGGTTGAGCAGAGCCGTAAATATTGCTCGCAGCGGTATTAGCCTGACTCAAATAAGGTTGAGCCGCGCCCATAATATTGCCAGCAGCTAAACCGGCTTGAGTCAAAGAAGGTTGAGCAGCAGCTACCGCATCCACACCCATCGCTTTTGACAGCGCCGGTTGACCCGCCGCTACGATGTCCATCTGACCAGCTTTATTGAAATAACTTTGACCAGCGTCTAAGTTTTTACCGACTAAGTCTTGACGCAAATACTGACCTTGCGCCGTTTTCAAAGCATCGGCTGTACCTTTACTACCGAAGTCCATCATACCCGCTTGAGCTTTATCTAAGTCACCTTGATAAAAACCTTGATTAGCCTGAACATTTTTATATGCTTGCTGTTGCAGAGGTGACAGCTCGGCTACCGTAGGTAGGTTGTACGGCTGGTAAGGCGTATTAGCGATGTTCTGGGCTACTTGGATTTGGTTATAAATCGCATCCTGCATCCACTTCGGAGTCTCAGTAGATGATGTAGTGTAAGAAGTTGCGGTCTGAGGCGACCCTTGGAATAAGCTGCCCATTATGCAACTCCTTTCAAATAGCTGAGAGGTGACTTGGCGTTAGGACTAAATTTACCCCTTGCCAACACTTTACCTTTATGTGAGCGGATCTTTCCGCGCATGGCGTCGAGGCGCTTAGCTCCTTCTTTGTTGGAGCCATCACCGAGCATTGCTACTGTTTCTGCGTCAATCACGTATTCACCATCTGAGAGTTTAGCATCAATGGTGTCTGCTCGACCAGAACCCGCTCCTTGAGCGAATCGGGCAACAGCTGACAGAGCGCCACCTTGTGCCATCTTAGGCGGGGTAGTGGTCGCGGTTTGCATATTATAAGCGCCAGAAGTGATTTTTGGCCAACTCCGCGCCATGTATTCAGTCAGGCTCAAGTTGTTAGCATTAGCATCGCTTTGAAGTTTGTTCCAATCCCAAGACACTGAAGGGCGATTAAAATACTCCTGCTGCGCGGGAGACATCTTATTGACCGCCTGTTGAACCTGCGGAGGGGCATCACTTAAACTACTCAGCAATGTGGCACCCATCAAAACATTCTTGGGTGAGAACATGTTACCCGTGTCAGAACCAGCACCTGAGGTCTTTAACTGACCTAGCGGAGACTGTGCGGGCATTTTCAAACCCGTACCGGTGTCTTGAGCGCCGTAACCGCTAGGTGTCATGGGCGCGTCTGACTTTATCAAAGAATAATCAACATAAGAACTATCTGGTCCTTTGTAACCCATTTCACCTGTCAAATAGTTTTTAGTGCCAAAATAAGGTGTGTCAGTGTATGAGCTGAAATCTGCGGCTTTAGGCATCTTCAGACCTTCAACGACTGCGTCAGAAGGTTTCAAACCCACATTGCTCTGTGTTTGAGCGGGACGAGACATACTGCTAGCCAGCCCTGCTAAGCCGCCGCCGATAATAGCAGACTTAGGGTCGTAACCAGCAGTAATCATTCTGCCGAACTGTTTACCACCCGCGCCTATGGCAGCGTTACCCGTCAAGTCGCCGAGCTGTTGACCTGCGTAAGTACCTAAAGCGCCCGTAGCCGCACCCTTCAAGAAACCTTGACCAGACGCCACACCGCTTACACCGCCAACGAGCGCGTTACCGAGAACATTCTGACCAGCCGTGCCTAAATTCAAACCTAAACCGGTATTAGCAGCGCCGCCTACGTATTCACCTAGGCCACCGCCTAAACCGCCCAACAATGCGCCTTTCAGCGGATCACCGCCGGTCAGAGCAGCCGTACCGCCGCCAATGACCGCGCCGCCAACCATGGTAGCGGCTGTGCCTGTGAAACCCATAGAAGCGCCGATTGCTGAACCAGCTCCAGGGACGATAAAGTCCAACGCAATCGGCAACGCAACAGCTAAAAACTTCTTGAGACTGAATTTGTACTCAGGTAACCCTGTACGTGGGTTGATCGTTCCTGAGCCGCCCATACGCTTAAGCATCGCAGCTTCACGCGGATTGATGTGCGCTAACATTGTATCGCCATGGCGACCCATAGAAGCTAGACCGCCTTTAGCGAAGCCCTGCTGCTGTTTTGTGCGCTCCTGCATACCGTACAACAATACGAGCAGAGAGATGATTATCACGGGGTCAAACTGCGCAGGTAGGTCACCCTCTTCAACCATGTCGTCTTGAACCGCAGAGGCAACGATCTCAGGATACTGTTCAGGGTTATTGAGCGCAAACTCAAGCATCTGCACGAGTTCATCTAAGCCCTCACTCGTAATCGGCATGTCACCGATTTGATTCTCAAGCGTTAAAACCGCCTTTGAGAACCTTGGGTCGCTCTTTGCTATTTCAAGAATCTGTTGCTTATCCATTTGTCACTCCAATTAAGACAGAGATTGAGCAAACCGCTCAGCCCAGTCACGCCAATCATCAAAGTCGTAAGGTAGAGGGAAGTTTCTACCTAGCGAAGTATTGTTCAAAAACTGCATAGCCCAGTTCTGCCAGTCGTCACCGTCAAGACGACTAAGCGCCCCGTAACTGTCCAGATCGAGCGCAATCTGATCAGCCCAGTCATGTAGCGACATGTAAGAGGGGCGAGTAATCGTGGTCATCCGAGCACCGTCCTGTCGCCAGAATCAATATGTCCGATGATTTGACCCATCTGGTAATTACCACCCACGGCATTTGACTCAAAGCGCACACGCAACTCACGGCGTTGCTCTTTAAGCATAACGATCTGCTGGTAAGGCTCGGAGGCGGTCTCAGGGAATGAGAACACGCTGCTGAAAACTTCAGGCGCTCTAGCGTTAGCGCGACCTGTAACTTGCACAGTCATGGGACCGCTCTGTATGAAATCAGGTTCAATTTCCGTTATGCGGACATATTCGTTCTTACCCTGCGGTAATGAAGACAAGTCTGCTGTCTCAAAATATGATTGAATCGGTAGTGTTGATTGACCTTCAACAGCGTCAACGCCTTGCTCATGAATCCAAACGCGATAACCGCTCGCGGTAGAAATACAATCTGTCAGCAGAGGTGCGGCAAAGCCATTGTTGTAGCCGCCCGAGGCGCGACCGGAGGCGGGTAGCTCGGTGTCATACCAAGAGTTCTCGCGCACATTGTAAATGATAGCGTGCGTGCACTCTGTCGCATCATCGCGTGGGTAGCACCACCAAATTTCACCGAAATGAGGCACTTTGAACGCAAACACTTTTGCTCTCTGGCTCTCATTGATGTTGTCAAAAAAGTAGTTTAGGTTCATCTGGTTAGGTACTTCACGCACCACGCCGTTGAACATCAGGAAGCGGTCAACACCGCACCAGAAAAACACGCCATCATAATCCACCACGCAGTCGGGTGACATGATAGAAGTATCCGTGGCGATCGTGTCAAACTGAAATACGGTAGCGCCGCCTGTGAAAGTTGCACGAATCACAGCGTCATAAGCCCAGAACAGACCTGCTGGCGCTGAGCCTGAACCTGCTCTCAGCGGCATACCTTTAACGATTTTCTGACCCCAGACACGTGCTATCCCTGAACCTGATCCGCTCAGATCAGTGAAGTCACCAGGAACAGACCAACCAATAATACCCGCTGTACCGTAGTAAAACAGGTAAGGGAACAGCATCACGATACCGCCAGTGGTGTTAGCCCCAGCAGGTAAAGGGATCTCTACTAACGGCGCGGTTCCTAGAACGTCACCGTAAAAAATCTGACCGCCGGTGTCATTACAGACGCATTGCAAATTAGGCGCTACATGCGCAATGATAGAGTTATATGTGGTTGATGCGTCATACGATGTCTGGAACATCCATTGGTTGTAGGGAGAACTAACTAAAGCATTCGCGCCACCAACCATGTTAGTTACGGTAGTTGTGATCGTTGTGGTGTTAGCCACGACAACAAACCCGTTAGTAGCTTGCCCAGCAGTTGAAGCTGTAATGGTGATCACCGCGCCGACAGCTACAGCCGTGTAGTTAGGAGTTGAAGCAAAAGCGGTAATGTTTGCCGCAACAGCCGTAGCGGTCGTCGGTAAGTCAGTCGTGAACGAAACAGAGCCTGACGTAATAGTCACGCCGTTCACAGTGATACTGTTAACTGACCCAGCCCCGCCACCCGTCAAAATAACTGTTCCGGTTGCGCTGACCGCAACGGGAGTTCTATTGCTAATGACAGAGCTGTTTTTAGTTGTGTCAATCGTAAAACGCTCAACGGTAGATGCGCCCGCTGAATGGCAATACTGCAAACTCTGCTGAGTAAAGCTGTTGAAGCCGCGAGAAATTTCTGTCAAATATTTATTGATAGAGCGATAGCCGAGAATCTTTCTAGGAAGCCCGCGCTGAAACCTGACCCACTGTCCGTCAATGTAAAAGTCACCGTCGTACTTAGTACCGTCCCGCTTAATACCGGCGAGAGACTTCAGGACTATCGTGGATTCAGGCATCAGTAAGTCCCACCATTAACAACGCCCGCAGGTGCAACACCTAGCGCAGTCCATGCGGCTTGTTGATTAGCTGCTTCAAAAATAGGGATACCTACCGCTGTGCCGCCAAGGTTGATCAACGCGCCGCCCGCCGTAGTAGCCCCTGTGCCGCCCTGTGCAATTGTGATTGGGAAACTTGCAGTAGTTGTATCAGCATCAACCACATCACTACCGTCGCAGTAGTAAATACCTCGTGAACCTTGAGAAACAGCAAGTCCAGTTCCAGCGGAGGTTTTAACAGTCAGCGTGAAAGCACCCGTTGTAGAGTTGTCAATCCAATACTGTTGGACAGTAGAGGGCACAACTACGATGCGGTTGCCAGTTAAAGCGCCCGTAAACTTGTAAACAATCCGGTTCAATTCTGAGCCGGTTAACGTGTATGTGCCGGTACCAGCAATACTGATCACTGTGTAGTCAAACACAAAGACAGAAGCCTGACCGAACCCTAACGTGTAGAAGTTTGTGCCATCGCTGATGATGACAGACGACTCGGTTGGTTGGTAGTTTTTCGTTGCCAATCCATCGATGGTGTTGACGCCAGAAGGTGTCAATACAACTTGACCACCACCTGAGTTACGCAAATACATGAACCAGTTGTTGCCCACGGTAGCGGCGCTAGGCAGCGTTAGAACACCTGAGCCTGATCCCGTCCATAAATACATCTTGGCGCGGTCTGAGTCACCCGCCGTGTAGTTTGAGTTGAACTGCGTAATAGGTACTGATTGGGACAGCAATGTGCCCACAGCTACAATACCAGTACCCGCAAGCGCAGAAGCGTTAGCCTCGGATACGGTAGCGCCAAACTGAAGCGTTTCCCACAAGCCGTTCGCAGTGGTGTTGCTTGTCAAGTAGACTTGCCAAACTGTTCCGGCAGCAATTGAAACGACCTGCGTGCCACCGGCGTTCTTAACTATGAAAGTTTGTGCACCTTGGTTGTTGAACAGAATAGTGTTACCGACGCCGCTCTTTTGTGCATCTGGCAGGAAGATTGATCGTCCTGCGTTAGTAGCTGTTACGTCAATAATACGGGTCGCGAGGTTGACGTTAGTAGAGGTTTCCTCTGGCCAACTCAACACAACGTCGGTAGTTGTCAGCGTTATCGCGCTGTAGCTGATCTCGCTCGGGTAGATATTCGCACCACCAAAGACATCGGTATAAATAGGCATTACGCTTCACTCCTGTTTGCTGAGCGATCCATGATACGTTTCAGATCTTCTCCGTTGAGAGCCTGAGCAGCACGGTCGTACATGGCTTGCCAAGTCTGAATACGCTCGTCTTTTTTAAGGAACGGGGTAGCTTCTAGCAGCGTTGCGTAAAGCAGCACATCCGGCGCGTATTCAGTAAGCCAGTTGGTTTGTAAATCATCACCCAGAAGGGCGGGTTGTTCGTAGTACAGAATCTCAAGAGTCTGCGCTGCGGAAGGCGACGGGGTTATCAACCAATGTTGGTAATCATAGTCAGCGTAAAACTGCGGAACAGCGGTCTGAGCCTCGTTAGGCCAATAACTGCGGCAGTACTCGTATGAACGAGCGAAAATAGGTGACCCGTTGACCGTCATGCTGATTGTGTCGCGCCACCGGTCAGGCTTGAGGTAGACCGCTACGCCGACAGACAAAGGAGTTGACACTGCGCGGATAAACCCCTGAATTTTAAGTTCGCGGGCGATACGGCGCTCACCTAATGTGATTAGGCGAGGTAGCTGGTCGTAAACGATCTGGTCGCTCTCTTGCGTGAAACCACGTTCAAGGTAGCGGCGCACGTCCACCAGCAGACTGTCGTACGTCATGCTATAGCTCATAAATACTCCATGGGTATTAGCCGCTGATTCAGCATGCGCCGTTTTGATGAATTATAACCTTGAAACAAGTTTCAAGGCAAATTGAAAGTGTCACTTACTGGCGACGCCCTTGGTCTTCTCAAACGAGCGCATACCCGCGATACCCAAGATACCTGACAATATCACCCAAAGTTGATCGGCTTCAAGCACCGGCGGGGGATCCATACCGGTAGGAACCCAGCCCATAGCCTGCAAGTATTTCCACGCCCACTGAAACAAAGGGTAGAGCAAAAACTGATACGCCATCGCCGCCACGCCGATCCACCCGATAGCGGGTCGCCAGCCGGAGACGAATACACTGGACGACGCCGCTTCAATTTTGTTGACCTCAATTTGCGCTAGGTCAGTGGCTTGGTCGATGCGTTTTTCTTCAAGATCTAGCTTCCGCTGCTCGATCTCCATCTCCATTTTTTCTTTGTCAGTGGTGATCAAGTCACCCGCGACTTTACCTACGGCTTCAATGATTGACCCAACAGCTAGCAAGCTCATGCTAAACCTTTCAATGTGCGGTTAATCCAACCCTTGAGAAATTTAACCTGCACGGGGTTTTTGTTGCATATCTCAACATAACGGGCAATTTTAGCCAAAGCGTAAGATTCTTTAAAGCGCTGACCGTCTGTGATTTGGTTCAGCTTCTCTATAGTTTTAGCCCCGATACCACCATCAGGTGTAGCACCTACGACCAGTTGAGCTAGCTTGACCGCCATACTCATACCGGCGTTTACGCCGAAGTTGAAGATAGAATTGGCAACTTCTTGATTGGCAATCTCGTTGCCGCGCATTTTGTCCCAGAACTCTACGCGGTAAAACTCTCTAACCATGGGTGTCAAAGAGCCTCCAAATTCTTTCTTGTCTACTAGCGCCCACCCGTTCCACTGGGGGTTCTTGTTACGAGCAATGCCAGCGTAGGTCATACCGCCGGTGTCTCCAGGGACTTCGTGCAGGACGTAACCGCCCTCATCCCTGATCATTTGCTCAAAAGCTGGTTCAAACTGCGCCATTACTGTTTACTCCTTGAAAGCATGGTGGCTGCAATATCCATCATTGTTCTCGTTACTTGAATGTCGGCTGGTTCACTATCCCAACCCACAGTAATCTGGCCTACAAATCTGTTTGGGTCAGGTGGAATACTAATTCGGCAAGTGTAGGCAACCCCCTTGGCGATGTACCACAAGCCCATTTCGGACTGCGCCGAACGGTATTCCCCGCAAGGTATCTCACTAGCCATCAGCTTCACCACATCTGCGTTGTTGGCTGCGTTTTGAGTAAACAAACCCACATCCAGCCCATCGTTGGTTTTGTCTCGGCCTTCTTTGGTGTAAGCGCGATACAGCACTCGAGTTCCAAACATTGGGTTTACTTTGAACACAGCGACAATAGTGGCGTTGGTGGTTTTAAATAAATGAGCAGCAGCGTCTTCTACCCTGTCCTCGACAATGCTTGGCATCTTCTTAGACTCTTTGTACGCACCCATTAACAATTCTTGGTTCTGCCAAACAAAGTATCCAGAGAACGCAAAAATTGCCATGAGCAACAGCGCAAACAGCTTGAACGGGCTATCTACATAGGAAAGCACTTTGCTTATTATGTCTGCTGGTTTTTCGTCACTCATCCTAGTCCAATCATTCCAAGTAATTTATTAACAATCTTGTCCGACAAGTTATCAGGCAGGAACTGTAAAAACCCAAGTACCCACCAAGCAATGCACAACCGCACAAAGACTTTAAGGAAAAGGTCAAATTGCTTCTGGTACTCATTCACCGCCCACATCCTGCTTTGCCGCACATATTTTGCAACTCAGTCAAGCCAAAAGCAATCAGCGTTACAAGAAAAACAATTGCCAATCCAGCTACTAGGTAAACCGTCTGTTCTTCCTCGGCTTCTTTTTGTTTCTTCTCTTCAAGCCGTAGTGCCTTTATCTCTTTGGCATCTGCTAAATCCATTGCGGCTTGACGTGCTTTGATCTTGTTCCACACGTCAATCTTGCCTGTTGTCATGAAGAGCATCTTTAACTCTTCCTCAAACGCTCTGGCTTGCTCAAGCACCATCTCAATCTGTAGCGCGGTTCCCATGTTAGAACCCTTCTTTGACCGCTTGGCTTCGATCATCGCTTTGGTAGCGGTGCTCCTAGCATCAAACATCTTGCCAATCATCGGGGCAAGACCGCCTAAATCATTGGCAACCTTGCTGGCCTTTTTGACCATGCTGATGGCGTTTTGTAACCCATCTAATGCTGCTATGGGGTCTATGAGAATCACGACAAACTCCACGCAATCATGTACGTGCCAAAAATGACGAAGGCCACTATACAGGCCGCCGCAATGAATGCTTCAGCCCAGTCCCACATACTAGCCTTGAGTTAAATGATATGTACTTAACAAATCCCATTGCTGTTCAGGTGTAATTTCTGGTGAAGCAACATCATCAACACCATCGCCATCCCGAATTGCATGGATGCAACAAAATACAGTGTTAGTTTCCAACGCTATAAATTGATGCGTAATTCCTTTGGGTGTGACAATTAAATGTGGGGCAGTATATTCTTGCTCACCATTGTCATGCTTCATTAAAACTTTTCCAACCGCCAACAAAGTAATATGGTCAAACATATGGGCATGGCCATGATGCGTATCACCAACATTAAGGAATTGGTGCATCTTGACAAATACATTGTCAACAAGTTTTAAATCTACTCTTGGCTCAGACACGGGTTACTCCAATTGGTGTAATTGGATTTGGATCAACCCAAAGTCCTGTTGTTTCATCTAATACAAAATCATCTTTTAGTTTAGGCGCTATAAACCCATCTAAATTTTGATTGTATGTGTATCCAATACCAGCAAAATTTTTGCGTAATGGCGTTTTACCATTTGCATGAACATTGCCAGTAGTGTTAAAGCTAGTTTGCATCCAAATAGTGTCTGATCCAAATAATTCTTTGCATCTTGCAATTCCTCTGGCTTCAGATTCATTATTATTTTCATCTAACAAATCTGCATCAGAAATGGCGACAACACGCAAAACAATATTATTGTTATCTAATTCTGCAAAATAAGCCATTATTGGAATCTCCATTTAATGACAACAATACCTTTACCGCCAATGCCAGCAGCAGCATTTTTTCCGCCACCACCACCACCACCAGTGTTAGCAGTTCCATTTGTACCCGCACCGCTACCGCTACCTGCGCCACCGCCACCAGAGCCACCGCTACCACCTATTGCAAGTCCACCACCGCCGCCGCCGCCAGCATAAGTAACACTTGATCCAGTAATGCTAGAGGCAGAACCCGATCCACCTGCGCCACCAGTTGAAACTATTGTTGAGTTACTGCCTGCACTTCCTTTTCCACCGCCGCCACCGCCAGAACTGCCTGAATATGCAGCAAATTGACCAGTGCCACCGTTACTACCTTGACCAGAAGTTCCAAGCCCTGCCTCACCAAGAGAAGCGCCACCACCGCCAGAACCACCACTCCCAGCATTTCCACCGCCAAAACCACCGCCACTTGATATAACAAGTGAACCAAATGAGGAATTAGAACCATTTGCAGCATTGCCACCAGCGCCAACTGTAATTGTGTAAGAAGTTACAGATACACCAAGACCTGTTGCCGTCCTCATACCACCAGCACCACCACCACCTTTACCTAATACTGGGTTAATACCCGGGCCACCACCGGCTCCACTTTCAGCACCACCACCGCCTGCAACAACAAGATATTCAACAGCAGAACCCTCAGTGAGGTCTGATCCTAATTGACTGACAGTAAAAGAACCTGAATCATTAAATACTGCAATTTTATAATTGCCAGAAGTTGTTTCAGTTGCGCCCGATGTGGACGCAATCAGGTAAATAGGGCCAAACGATCTTTGGTTTTGAAAAACCGCTTGAAGTGCGCCGCTCATGTCAAGGCGCTCCCTGAAATAACCCAGATACCTGATGAAGAAACGCCAGAAACTTTAACAGCCGTTGCCGAGCCGTACTGGGCTAATGTGCGCGTACCCGTAGTTCCAGCAGAACTCAAATACATTGTGTCAGTGGTAATTGCAATACTGATTGATGTTGCTGAAAGGTTTATAAACGTGACCGCTGTGCCAATTGGATATGCAACAGAAGAAGCCGCAGGGATTGTGTAAGTAGCCGCGCCATCGCCAAGTGCGTGATAAATGTGCTTGCCAGAATCGGCAAGCATCAACGTGTAGCTACCAGCCTGTGCGTTCTGTGGGATGACTCTAAAGCCAACAGCGTTGGTTCCGTCCACTGTGCAGTTGCTCAGTGTGCCCGATGTTGGAGTTCCAAGTACAGGTGTGGTAAGCGTAGGCACACCTGCTGAACTAATACTGATACCCGTGTTACCCGCACCTTGAAGCGTTAATACGCCAGAGGCATCCGCCGTGACAACCGCACCGCCAGTTACGTTATCCGCGTTAAGTATTGTTGCCATGTGTTACCCCAGTGCGTTAATTTTTGCTGTGAGAGCCTGCAACTCGGCAAGCAGTTGTTCTTTGGTTGGTGCAGATGGTGTTACCACTTCAGGCACAGGGCGGTTGTCAACAAATTGACCGTTGGTGTAATCCCAGCCAATGCCGCCGTTTGTAAGTTCAACCCAGCCTTGTGTGGCGGCGTAGTCCGCCTCGGCTACCACGGTGTTAATTACTTTACCGTTTTCAATAAGTGCAAAATTTGGCATATCAATACTCCACAATACAAATGCCAGCGCCACCAGCGCCAGTTGCGTTACTGTTATATCTTCCATTTGAACCTGACCCGTATATTCCCGCAATACCCGCACTGTTGTAGTTATACATTTCAGCGCGACCAAAAGCTAAAAGCGTAGAACCTGCAAATCCAACTTGATTTGCAGAACCACCAGCATCAATGGTATTAGAACCCCAACCACCAGGAGAATTTATATCCCCACCAGATGCTGTACCTCCTGGTGAAGATTCTTGAGCGCCAAAAGTAAAACCTCCAGTTCCTCCGCCTGCGGTTAATGTAGTAAACCCAGATAATGCAAAAGTTGAACTTCCACCATTGTTTCCAGCGGTATTAGTTGTTGATACGCCAGCTCCGCCTGAACCGATTGTTACTGTGGCTGTGGCACTAGGCGTTGCGCCTGAGTACCATTTAATTACCGCGCCTCCCCCTCCGCCACTACCCGTGCCATTACTAGTACTTATCACCGCACCACTACCACCGCCACCAATAATTGTTACTTTGAATTTTCCTGAAGCGGGAACAGTGAATGAACCAGAAGAAGTAAAAATCTGCGCTTGAGAAAATCCACCACCCGCCGCCGCCCATGTGGGCGCACTTGACCCGTTACTTGTCAAAACCTGACCAGCAGTCCCAGCCGCGCTAAACGCAGGGGCACTAGAACCAGCAGAGTACAAAACGCCACCCGCCGATCCAGCCGCTGTGTTTGCATACGTTGTCCCGTCGCCGTAAACTACGCCGCCCGCCGTGGGGGTGTTGTTACCTGTGATTACTACTGGCATAATTTACTCCAATGCTTGAATTTGGGCTGACAGCGCATTAAGTTGCGCAAGCAGTTGTTCTTTGGTTGGGGCGGGTGGCTCAGTAGGCGGCACGTATGCCGCCGCACGAGCTTCAAATTCTGCAATTTCTTCAGCAGTAAATTCCGCTTGAGTTGTTTCGCCTGTAGCAAAATCAAAAATAGTTTTTTTCATATAAATCCAATTTAGAGATAAGCTATGTTTAATGTTCCACTGTCGAAAGTTCCACCAGTCAAAATTTTTAATTTTGTTAAAGTGCCGCCTAAATTTATTGATCCTGTGGATAAAAATATTGATGCTGTTACTGTGCTACCTAACGTATTCTGTGCCGCCCAATAATTGTTTGTTGAATCAACTAAAGTTAATATTATTTGACCGTTGTAAAACGCAGTGGCATTACCATCACCTATAGCCATATATTCAAACGTACTGGAATTAAAAGCCTGACTACTGCCATCAAATCGCATAGATTGCGATTGTGTTACGCCTGTTGCATAACCTGCTGATTTTCCTAATTGCACAGTTATATCATTTGCACCTACACCAAGTGATATCCTATAAAAAGTAACAATAATACTTTTAATCCCGGCAGGTAAACTGGTAAATTCAATTGAAGTTGAACCTGACGCTGCAACAGGAGTTCCTAATGTATAACCAGCAGATACCGTCGCCCAACTTGGCGCTCCAGCACCGTTTGTTTGAAGCAATTGCCCTGCCGTACCGACTGCCAGCATCTGAGTTGTGCCTGCGGCTGATTGGTAAGGAATAGTCCCGTTGGAGCCGCCAGCTAAATTGGTTGCGGTAGAAGAAGTCCCAGAAAAGCTAGGTGCGGTAACAGCGCCAGCAAAAGTTGCTGATTGATCTGTGCCCAGCGTTAACGCCGTTGTGGTTCCGTTTGTTTGAAAGACCAGCGTACCGGCGGTATTACCGGTGCTTACTAGCGCCGTGCCTGATGTGGTTCCTGCTGAAATCGTACTCATGGTATTTCCTTATAAAACAACCCAGCGCTGGCCGGAAGAAACTGTAACCGCAAAACCGCTAGAAACTGTGATCGGTCCAACTGAAAACCCGTTTGTACCGGAGGCAATAGTGTAATTCACACCGATGGTTGTGTTGTTAATAATTATTGCGCCACCCGCGCCTGAGATGCTACCGCCTGAGTTAGACCAAGCTAGGTTTCCGGATCCGTCAGTGGAGATGACCTGATTTGCTGAACCGTCAGTGGTAGGATATTTCAACCCCGCAGGGTTGTTCATGATGCGCGTAACAGTGCCTGATGCGTTTTCGGCAAACAAAGCCATGTCAGTGTCAGCGATGTTGAAACCCAGCTCTCCTGGCAGCAGGTTAGCCGCAGAAGGTACAGCCGCGCCTGTCGTCGTGCGATAAAGCTGAATAGGTGTGAAACCTGATGCCGCCATGGTGTTACCTCAAATTCTCAAGTTTGTACAAAGTTTTCATATGCATACCGGTGAGTTCATCAACGATATTCTCTAAGGCTGGGACACCCTTAGCAACTTTGCTACGGTTTTCATTCAGCCAAATTATATCATCATGAATCGTTTTTGCAATGCTTTTTTCCTGCTCACCGACTTCGCCAATGATTCCGAAAGTGCCTTGATACGCCTCAATCAGCTCGTCTAGCTGCTCGATGACGTCCTCGTAGTAATGCCCGAGGGCTTTATGCTCAGCGTATGATTTTGTTTTCCAGTGCGCGATGTGAGCCGCGTTTCTAGCGTGGAATAGGCGCTCGATTAATTCTTCAATCATCAGAATGTGCCTCCCGAGATGCCACCCCAAGCCGGAACGCTTGTGCCCGCAGAGACTAAAACTTGCCCCGCTGTACCGTTGGCAATGAAAGCTGTCACCCCTGCACCGCTTTGATACGGTATCTGACTCGCTACACCGCCAGCAAGATTAGTTGCCGTTCCAACAGATAGCGTACTTTGAGCTGCGTTCTCCCAGCGTTGGTCGACGCTATCGTAAACAATCATGTCGCCCGCAGTAAGGGTGCCAAATTGCACATTTCCGTCTGTGCCACCAAGCACTGAACCAAACGAAGGTCTTACAAACAAGATGCCAACTGAAGCGCTAACGTGAACAACAGCCGCCATAATAGCGATTGCATTTGGGGTTGTAGGTTTGGTTTTAGTTAAACCGCCGGTCACCGCTGGGTTGTAGTAAAGAATCTGGCCTTGCACCCAAGACTCCGCACCGCCTGTCGTATTGATACCTTTAACTTCGCCAAAAGAACTTACGAATATCCAATCGTTGTTTACGCCACTCTCGTCAGCAATACCAAGAAGATAATTGGATTGATCAGCTGTTAAGCCTGTTGCTGCAGAACCGACCAAGCCTCCAGATGCGCCGACCGTCCCAGCAAACATCACAACCTGACCTTTGGTTATAGCTCCTGAACATTTAATTCTATAGAACTGCTCTTGACCTATGTGCTGCACAACGCTACCGTTCATCTGGAACGAAAGCGTGTTGAACTGGTCAGTGTTATCGTAGTAAATTTTACCTGTCGCGTCTGTTGGTAATGGCGAAAGCGTAGCGTCAAACTGTATAAAGTCTGGAGATGATATACCGCCAGTAACACCAGACATTGAAGTGATGTCTGAATTTGCTCCGGACGCGGCAGCAACTAGGTTTGTTCGCGCAGTCCCTGCATCTGTAGCACCCGTACCACCATTAGCTATAGCCAATGTGCCAGCTAAAGTAATTGCGCCAGTTGTGGCAGAAGCAGGAGTTAAACCAGTCGTTCCACCTGCAAATGTGGTAACTCCGCCAGCGGGGGCAGGTTGCCATGAGGCTGTTGTGCCGTTAGACGATAAAAGATACCCGTTAGCACCAATAGCTAAGCGGGTAGCGCTGTTTGTCCCGTTACCGAGTATCAGGTCGCCGGTTGTGGTGATAGGCGACAGCGCGTTAAACGCGGCAGAAGCTGTAGTCTGCCCAGTACCGCCAGAGCCAATCGCAAGGGTCGTAGACAAACCAGCCGCAGTACCCGTAGTGTTCTGGTTCCATGTAGGAATAGCGCCAGCCAAGTCTGCGTAAGCAATACTAACCACACCGGTCTGACCATTGACAGAACTGACCAAGTTGGTTTGGTCAATCTTCTGCCATACCGTGCCGTTGAAGATCGCCCAATCGCCAACTTGCCAGTCAGTGATACCGTTCAGATTAGTTGAACCAGCAACCGAGACAATGTAGTAGTAACCATTTACACCGACGCTAGAAGCCAATGTAGGCGTGTTAGTTGATGCGTTCCATGAACCTTGGTACGACAGACCGCCGGTAAAACTTGAAGTTGTAATGCTTGTGATCACACCTTTTGAGTTGACCGTCACCACAGGAATTGCAGTAGACGAGCCGTAGGTGTTGGCGGTCACGCCGGAGGCTGGCAGGTCAGCGTTAACTAGTGAGCGAAAAGCCGTAGGAGCGGCAGCTCCGGCAGCGGGACCAGCGTAAACCACGTTAGCTGGCTGATCTACCACCAAAAGCGCAGAACCCCATGTAGGCGCTCCAGCACCACCAGAGACTAATACTTGACCAGCAAGTCCGACGGGTCCAATATACAGCCCGTCAGCACCAGACCAAACAATAGCACCTGCCGCAGCCACTAAGCTCCGCGCCGTACCACCATTACCCAGCCCGAGAATATTGTCTACTTGATCATCAGCTGACAAGTCAACGGCAGGGTGTTTGTGATCGCTGCGAGCGAGGGTGTTTGCCGCGCCCGCCGAGCCGGTTTGAAAACCCGCTTGTGGTGCGCTGGCGCTATAGCTGGCGGCTAACGTGACGTTACTGCTCAACAAACCGCCGCCGGTCAAGCCGTTACCGGCAATCACTTGCGTGCTCGTAGGTACGTAGCCTGAAATAGCAGCGGGGATTGTTGTAGCCGCAGTTACGCGACCGGTGCTGTCAACAGTAAAAACAGGAATGTTTGTCGCATTACCGTAAACACCTGAAGCTACGCCGGTGTCAGACAACAGCGTGCCGTTGACCCCTTTAGGGGCAACGCTCAGGGTCACATTACCCGTCAGCTGGCCACCGCCGGTCATACCCGTACCGGCGATCACCTGCGTGCTAGTAGGCACGCCCGCAACGCTGAGCAGGTCACCGACGCGGATTTGGTAGTTGTTACCCTGATAGACGATCATCATCAGGCTGTTTTCATCAGCCACGGGAGCAACAGGTAACTGCGTAATTCGCGTAGGTATTAGATTACTTGGGACATCAGACATTTAGAACTCCAAATAGCCATCACCGTCTTCGGTAATGAAAAACTCATCACCGGCTTCTTGAATGACGCCAGCCGGATGAGTGTTGATCGGGGTGTCCGGACGATTGAACGGGAGGACGATTTGATCAGGACGACGCGGCGCAAGGCGGTAAGGGTCGTACTCATCGCGGTCTTCTTCACAGACCATAAGGCCAGGATAGTTCGGGTCGGGAGCCAGCTCAGAGAGCAACATCTTACGCGAGCAACGACCGCAAATGGCAATACCATACGTCGGTTGTCCGCTCGGGTCAAGAAAGACGCTCATTTAGTGTACACCCCGATACCAGGATTGATCTGAATAGGCGAACCGTCATTGTCACCGTCCCACGCACGCTGCAAGCTCATAGCCGCTTTCTGGTCAAGCATGGGAATAAGTTGCGCGTCAACTTGCGGAGTCTCGGAAGCGACCTTCGCTGTCAAATTGTCAACGATCGCATTGAGCCAGCGCTGAGGCACTTCTACGTCTTGTTGAAGGTTCGCAGTGTCCATTATCTGACGATGGCGCCAGAGGATCAACTGAGCCTGTTCAGCGGCGATAAACGGCGCTGGCCAGAGGTAAACCACCGGCTCAGGCAGGTCACGCTGAAAATAATAATTGCTAGGGCGACCAGGAAATACTTTATTGCTCTGGTTGACGTAGCTGTCGCGGTTCAACTGCCCGAGGGGAATCTCTTGAGGCATGTTGCCGAGACTGATTACCGCGTAGTTGAAAGTTGCCGTAGAGGTAATTCTGAAGTACTGGTAGGGTAGCGCCCCAGAAATGTCTGTCCACGTAATCTCGCCCGCGCTCGCAGTGCCCGTGTAGGTTCCTACGGTAACCCAGACTGTCCCGTTTGTGCTCACCTGAAAAGTCAGCGGAGTTGAAGCACCCGACCACTCAACACCGACCGTATCTACGGCGGTCTGGGTGGTGAAGTTTACGGTGTACGAAGTTGATGTGGCTACGGTAGCGCCAGTCAGAGGTTGAATCGTACGGTAGTTCAGGTTGAGAACCTCGACCGTGCCTACCGGAAGCGTCACGATAGGTTGGTTCTGGTACATCGGTAGAATCACTTCCTCAATACACCAGCTAGGCGTTTTGATGCTCGCCAACTCTGACAGGAACAAATAGAGAGACTCTAGAGCATAGGTCTGCATTTCGGCTGTGATAGCCTGAGCGGGCAAACGGCAGCGCCTGAAGGCGTGGTCTACCACCTTCAGCGCGTTAAACGTCGTTGTGCTCACTGTGCCGGAATATGCCATACTAACCCTATTTTGTAGTCAGATGGCTGCTGTCCTAGCACGCCCGAGATTGACAAATTATAATTCAACCCTGCTAAAAAGCAAAGGGAATTAGCAATTACTCTTACCCATTTTGCCGCCCTTAGACATGGCAGAACCGCCGCGATTCATCATCATTTTGTCTCCAGGCAAATTAGGCGCAGTGTTCATCGAGGTTTCGCCAGGATTTTTATTGGCAATGACGCCCAAAGCACCGCGATTCTTCAACATACCTTTAGGAGCAGATGGCGCTTTTACAGGCTCACGCTGGATTACCTCTTTGCGCATCATACGGGGGGCTTCCATAACTTTGCCGCCTTTAGCCATACCTTTGAGTTCGTTTTTGTCATAGCGCATTTCAGAACGAACGCGAGACATTTCACGACCCGCGTCACGCTGCTTAGCAGACACGCGATTCAGTTCTTCTCGTTCATTGCGAATAGTGTCTTTGACGCGAGCCTCACCGCCCTTAGCGTAACCTTTAGCCATACCGCCTGATGAGAAATTAAAATCTTTAACTTTTCCGACTGTCATGTCAAACTCCTTATTGGCTAGCGTATGTTTTGAGGGCTTCAATAGTGATCGTATAACGATCACCTGCGGTAGCGCCTACAGTGCTGAACAAAACGTCACCGGTTTTGCCTGTACCAGCGTTGTTCGGGAAGCCACCAAAAGAGCTATAGTCCATAAAATAGAACTGATTTTCTGGAATCGTTTCACAGAGCAGGTCTGTAGTTGCATCCCAAAGAATGTCAACACCCATACCTTGCGTTTGTGCCCAGATCTTGTTGATCTTGACGCCGTTGCACGCTAAGCTAAAAGAATTGGGATTGAGCGTAGAAACGTCAATTTTCAAAACAGCGGCTTCACCCGTACCGTCTGAAATATTTGTAAATTTGGCGATGAACAGTCGTTCACCGTCAAGGATCGTTTGCGATGTTACTGCATCAGCCATAATTACTCCCCCGTCTCGGGTTGAATTGGTTCAGGTGCGTCTAATCGACCCACCAACATTTTATACGCCGCAATAGTGGCTTGAGCTTGAAGCACAAAGGTTTGCGCCTTCTGTGCTTCAGACTCAAGGTCAAGAATCTCAGATTCCAAGAACTCCTTGGTTATCTGCATTATGCAAAAGTAGAGTAAGCGGGAACGTAGTACACAGTACCGCCGATCATCACTTTGATCGCTTTAGCCACGGTAGTCACACTGGTTGCAGTTGGCGCAATAGTAGCGGCAGGAGCTGTCTCAATGTTCATCAACAAAGGAACTTCACCGGTGTTTGCACCGCTGTCAGAAACTCGGATGAACGAAGCCGTGGCGGGCAAAGTTGCGTTAACAGAATAATCTGTATCCAACTGCAGAACAGCCAAAGTGCCGCCTGGAGTAGCTACAGAACCCCCCAAAGTTGCACGGATCGCGTTAGCCGCACCAGAAATTGTGCCGCCCGTGTTAATTGAAGTAGAGATGTGAGCACCGTTGATTGTGCCGCCTGTAGCGCCGTTAGCACCCGTTACTCGGGTCAAAGCACGAAATGTTTCGCCTGAACCTGTAGAGGTAAAAGTCAACCGATTGTACGACAAACGTGTATCGCCAGTGGTTGCAGAAGTTGTAGCAAATGCAGCGTTAATGTTTTCCGCTGTAGTTACAGAAAGGGGGGCAGATGAAGTGCCAGTTTCAAAGCCGTTAAGCGATACTACTGGTCCTGTGAAGGTGGTCGTTGCCATGATGTTTCCTTACATGCAAGTTTTGCGCAACCGTCTGCATGTCGTCGGCAAGGGCGTGCCGTCTGTTGCGCGGGGATTAAAAGTGCCCAGAAAACACCCCCCTTGCGGAGAGTGTTCACTTGATTCTTTAGTTAAAAATCAAACGCCAGCTGTACCGTACACGCCACGTGGGTCAGTCCAACCCACTGTGTAACGCTCAGTCGCCTTGTAGCGCATAGAGTCAGTCTCGAAGTCACCTTCCATAGACTTCTCCAAGCCACGACGCATCATCAACTTCAAGCCTTCAGGCGCGTCGGTCTGCACCCACCATGCGGTAGATGAAGTGATACGTGACAAGTTAGCTTGGCCATCAGCCAGCAAGCCCATGGACTTAACTGGGTTGATGTCGTTGTCGGCTGTGCCGGTGCGCAAAACGCTCTTCAACAGAACTTCAGCTTGGAACACGTTGGAAGGACCGGAGACGATCTTCTTAGGTGTCAAACGGATACGCTTACCGTTGTTGTCAACGGCGTTGCGGATCTGAATAAGCATCTGCTCAAGAGAGGTTTGTGACAAGTTAGCGGGTGTGGTCAGCTGGTTGCTGAACGTGCCGTTAACGATGGGGTGGGCAGTGTTAGTCAACGACACACCGTCACCGCCAACATACGCGCCGTTGAAAGCGCGGTTCAAGATGTTAGCAGAGAGGGTTTCCTTAGTCTCAATCAAAGACTGCGCCAAGTGCTTGGCGTAGGTCTGACCGATACGGATGTGGTCGCCGTCTTCTACGAGGACTTTGGTCAAGCTGAATGCGAGGCCATAGACTTTGTAGAGGTAACGCTGCAAGAACAACACGCCACCAGACTGGTAAGAAACAGCCATACCGTCGGGCAACTCAGGCGCTGCGCCAAAACCATAAAGAACGGGTTCTTCATGGTAGTTGCGAGGAATGCCTTTTTGCTCGCGGAAGACCATCTTCCACTCGTCAGCTCGTTGGTCATAAACACCGTCGAACACTTCGTTGAGGATAGGCTCAACTACGGATCTAAAGTCCGTACTACGCATTGGGGTAGCCATAATTTAGCCCTCCTTAAACAGAATTCACAGCAGCTTTGTAGTGGTGTTCGTTGATACGAACAGACACAACTACATACGCGTCAGTGAGGGAGTCATTGATTTCATATCCAAAGCCAGTGATCTGGAATTGACCAGATGTAGCTTGAATGGCGGTCAGGAAAGTGTTTGACAAACCTGTTTGTGTTGAGCCACCAGGAGAGGCGACTGTCCAATCACATTCTTCGCCGACAGCTGTTTGCACAGTTGTACCGGTAGAAGGATTGTTGTATTGAACATCAAACAAAGTTTCAGGGTCATCATACACCCAAGCAATAATCTCTGTACCAGTCGCGCCAGTAGGCCAGAAAGGAGAGATTGTAGGCTTACCGGAGGCATCATAATATTGGCAACCTGCAAAGATTCCCAACAAAGAAATACCATCGGTTGTACCTGAACGAGTACCGTCAGACGTACCGAGTTGAATAACACCGTTATCAGTCAACTTCACGGGGTCACCGCTAAAGATGTTGGCTGCGTAGGTGCTCGCGATTGCATAGGCTTTAGGGCGCATCTGACCACTGTTGTGGTAAGACGCACGGAAGCCAAATGGTGCACTTATCGAAGACATAGTTGCTCCTAAATGGATTAAAAAGTTGCGTCAGGAAAGATCAAACTGAGCTTCCCGCTGTTGCCCTATTTCCATATTGCCGTCTCCCATGGTCAGTCGCGACTTAGATGTGCGAGCTTGCTGCTCGAGGAACTCGGCGGTGTCGCTGAGTTTCTCTTCTTCACGCAGGGGTGCATCGTGATGCGCCTCCTTCATGTATTTCTCGTAAAGAGAAATAGGCAGCTTAAAAGCCAACATCTCATTCACCCCAATAAGCCCAGCCCAGTCACCCGTTTTAAGGGTCGCGTAATCCCAGCCAGGAACGTCTTCTGGCTTCAAAGGCTCGTAGCCTAAGCGGATCCGCATGTGGATCGAGTCACGAGGGTTAGTCGTGGTCAGCCAGCAACAATGCCAGCCGGAGAGTTTCGGTAAGTCCGGTAATGAGGACTGAAAAAACTGCTGACGGAACATTTCAACCCGCTCATCTTCGGTAACCTCTCGGTTTTGTGTGACTGTGCGATCTAACATCGCACGGCTTTCACGACCGTCTCCTGCGGATTTCTTCAAGCGTTCGTCTGTCATAATACTCGCTCCTTTCAGCGATTGAAACCAATTATAGGGTTCGGAAAATAAAAAGGCAACTCATTCAAGTGATTCACGCTTTGTTAGCGCGATCATATTCGGAATAACGCTTAGCGTATTTCATGCGCAGCACGGGGTCGTCCCACACTCCTGCGTCAATCAATGCCTGCTTGCGCTCGGGGCTGAGGTAGATTTCTTTACGCGTTGTCGCGGGTGCGTACTCACGTCCGGAACCTACTGCGGGACCACCACGAGGGGTGCGTTCCTCTCGAGTGTCGCGCTCGTTGGACTGGCGTTCAGGTTTGAACTTTTCAGGTAGGCGGCGAGCCGCCCGTTTACGCAATTCATCCCAGTATTCCTCTGTCTGTGGATTGTAACCGTCTTTAGCCAATGATTGGTCAATAGCGATCACAATTGCTGAGTCTTCGTCACGACCTTGCGAGTCGTACCATGGATTAGCTTTAATGAACTCGTTAGCGTAATGCATCGTCATGTCGTCAAGCTGCTGACCCGAGGGGCGCTGCTGGGCGGCTTGCTGCTTGGCGAACTGGAGTTGCTGTACTTTCTGCATTGCTTGGTCGCGGTAGCGCATAGCCTGAGCTACGTCCTTACCGTTACCCGCCTCAACCGCCTTAGCGATGACGCGCTCAGCCATTTCAGCTTCCTTAGCTGCACCGGCAATCTGCGAATCATACGTACCTAAGTCCGCTTGATGCGCCCGCTGCTCCTGAGCCGTTACGCGGCGCTCAAGGTCGTCGTTACGCTTGCGTAGGAAGTCCAGCTCGAGCTTGTCACGCTTGATGGCTTGATCACGACGGTCTTTGCGCTCGAGTTTCTCGAGGCGGCGTCGTTCACGGATCGCGTCTCGTTCATCAGTGTTAGCGTCACCCGCGTCTTCATCAGCGGAGGACGCTGTGCGTTCGTCTTCACCTTCGTCTTGATCCTCAACCTCGTCGGGGTTGGTCAAGTCGTTTTTGTCTTCTACGATGATGATCTCTTCACCACCTTTTTCGTCGTCTTCTTTCATCACATTAGCCATAAATCATCTCCTTTCAGATGAATGCTCGGATAGCCAACGGGTCGCCAGTTACCTGCCCGATGATATCCAAGTCGTTAAAAATCACAAACATAGCAGATTCGTCTTTACCAGGAATCTTGACTTCCCAGCGATCACCGCCGTACTTAGCCACGCGAACGTGTTCACCGGCTTTGCACCAATCTCCCTCTGGCCACGGCTTCATGTCATTACGGTTCTTGAAAGCCAGCGGACCTAAGGCGACTACTTTGCCTATCTGCGTGTTCCACTTCTCGGTTTCATTAGATCCGTGAATATCAATGATGATACCCCCAGCTGATTTCTTTTTCGGTGTGCGAATCTGAATCAGAACACGGCTTCCGAAGGGCTGAATTCCAGCATCTACTGCTGGGAAAGCCTCCGCCATTGCGTCCTCATAAGTCATTGTCAAGGTTTTTCTCCTCATCTAGAAGGTTTAACAGTACGTCGATCGCCGCCTCATAACCGGCAACCATTCCCACGCGATACCCGTACTCAAAAGTATCGCGCGTCTGGGGTCGTCTCAAAGCGGTAACAGCAAATGACTGCTGTTCTGCTTTCAGACGATTCAGAAGTTGAGACTCAATGTTCATGCAGGAGTCTTAGGCGTCGCGGGGGCAGGGGGCAACGACTGACCGTCGAGCTTCTCGCCCGCCGCTAGGCGGTGTTTCTGTTTCACAAATGCGCCAGTCATAGGGACTGTGCCAGGAGTGGGTTTATCGCTCATGATGTTTTCCTTAAGGGTTAGGGTTAATTCCGGTTCCGGTGCTATACGCGACCTTCTCGCCCGTGGCCATTTCGGCAGCGGCTAGGAGTTTCGCAGTATCGTTGTCATCCGTGTTCATCTTGTCACGGATTTGTAGCTCAGCAGAAGTACGCTCATTTTCGGCTTGTTGTCTCATTTGCTCAGTTTGCATGCGTTCAGAGTCGGCTCTTTGATCAGCCGCCAATTTAGCCGCTTCAAGCTGTTGCTGTGACTGCATCTTCTGCTGTTCAATTTGCAATTTAGCTTGATCAACTTGCATACGCTGCTGCAATGCTTGGCCTTGGACTTGCGCATTGAGCTGTGCAACTTCCATACTCTTGTCAGGCGGCATAGGTGGCTGGGGCTTGAACTGCTGAGCGGCTTGATCCAGCTGTGCCAACTCTTGAGCGAAGCCACCGAGTTGATTCTCGATGAATTTCTGCACTTCTAAGATGACTTTGACTTGATCTTCAGCTTCTTCAGGGATCAACTCCTCACGCTGTGCTTTGTCCACGGCGTTATGCGCTTCAACAAGGTAGTAATTAAGCAGGTGATCACGTAAATGCGTGGCGATCGGGTACAAAAACGTCTTTGCGATGGCGGGGTTTGACCCGAACAGCGGAGACTTCAAGAACGGGATGTGCGTCATCAAGTGCGCCATGTGATCTTGCGACGGAAGCACATAAACTGGGCGACCCATGGCGGCTGCGACGTTCTCGCTTACCGGATCCATGTCTTCGCTTCCTGGCAACGGCTGCAGCACCTCATTCGCAGGCACTTTCATGTTGCGGAGGAACATTTCCTCTACTTTTCGCGCATCATACATCTGCGGCATGGCTTGCGCACGCTGCATAATTGCCTGAGTTTGCGCAAAACGCTGGGTTTCGCTGAAAATTGCAGGGTCGCTGACAGGAATGACGTCCATCGGACCGTCAAAGTCAGACGGATCAATCTCAAGCCCCGCCGATTGTGCCTCAATGTCCTCAGTCGTCAGGTATGCGCTGTTGATGCGGTGCAAAATCTTGAAGCAACGCGCCATCGAGCCATGCAACCGGCTGTGAATTGAGGAGAACACCACCATACCCTGCTCAATGAGCGCCATGGTTGTGCCTACAGGCTGGTTAGGGTTCTGGTCAGACAGCTTCTCAAACGAGGTTTGCACCACACCCTTGCCCGCTTCTACTAGGAAGCCCAAGAGTTGAAACAGCGTGGGGCTGGGACCGTTGAACGGGAGTGGCATTGCCAGCTTGCGCACGTCATCGATGAGCGCCCCGCCCTCCATCTCAACAACTTCTGTCGGCTGGACATTGAGGGTTTGCCCTCCTGGTCCTCCTTTGAGCTTCAACAGCGTGGGGACGTTCTGAATGTGAGCCGAGTCGAGCAAGGCGCGGAGTGCGCCGGTGGCTGCACCGCTCAGACCGCCAATCATGTGCGTCAGACCGATAGGGTACGCGCCGCGCCAAGGCACAAACGGGAACTCTACAATCCAATCTAGCTCAAGCTGGCGCGGGTCATCAGCTTCCCAGTTGCGGTACAAGCCCAAGCCGAGGTTGGTCGTCTTGTCAATGCTCAGAATGTAAGGCTCGGGACCATCCCCGAAGTCAAGGTACGTATAAACTTCAAAGATCGTACGCAGCCCGTCTTCGTTGTAGCTCAGGTCTTTGCGCCCCTCAATCTTGTCGTTAGCCTGAGTTGACTTGCTGAACTCGGGATCTTCCGGCATACCCAAGTCAACGTCAATGTACATGCCGGACTTGACGCGGCGCTGGTACTCAAACTTCGTGATGTACTGCACGTGCGTCTTACGCTCGGCGGTGTAGAAATTGGTCGCCGCGAACGGCAGGTACACGTCATCAATAGCGATGAACTCAGCGCAGGGGCGACGGTGCAACGGGTTCCACATGAACTTCATGTACTGACCGCCGCCGAGCGGGAGCTGCGTGCTCAACTGCTCAAGCTCGCCACGGAACTCGACCATCTGCTCAGTCGTCTGCCAGTTCATGAAGTCGGCTTTACGCTGAGCTTTCTGAACCTTGGACTTGTCTTTCTCGCCGAGGATCTTACTCTTTACGGGACCATTGGGCGGGAAGACCTCCTTCATGAAGCGGGCAGAGAAGTCCACGCATGCCTCAACGAGCATCGGGTGCACGACCTTGTTTGCTCCGGTGAACTGAGCGCCTCCTGGTGCGTCATCACCTAAGCCCGTACGACGCAAGCCCTCCTCGTACTGCTTGTCGCGCTTCTCACGTGCCTCTTTGTCGTTGCCGATCTTTTCTACAAGGTCGCTAATGGCGGTCTTGAGCAGGTCTTGATCGACCTCGTCGACGATGTTGGCAAAGTGGGCGAGCTTAGTCGCATGGTCAACTTCATTCTTCTCACGAATGATTGCCCCACCGTCTTCGGTGTCTTCTACCTCGTTGTCAACGTCCTCTAGCTGAACGGTCTCGCCTTCTGGCATGTCATCTTGTAATCTTTTAGTAGCCATTGCTTACCTCACATAAACTGGTTAACGATCGCATCTACGCGACCGGAGTCGTACGCTGACACGCTACCACCTTCGGCGTAGCCGCGTGGGGTATTGATGCTGTTCATAATCTCTTCAATTCGAGTCGGGTCGTATGACACTGAGCCACCTTCGGCGTAACGCGTAAACTTGACTACGTCAGGCTTCAACGAGGCGCGACCCTTCTGCGTCTCGGGTGTGCCGCGCTTAGCTTCACGCTCAACGGAGTCCAACAACTCTTGCAGCGAGCGGGTGTCCCTGCCGAGTTGAATGCCGAGTTCGTTGTTGTGTACGTCGGTCTTGTAGTCAGAGCGTGGCTCACCTAAACCCATCCAGTGTCCGGCGGTGCGGAAAGGGGCTTCCTTGAACTCGTACGCTTTGCCCAACAAGTCGGCAACGGTAGGATTGGTCTTCTGCGCAGCGATCGCCGAAGCGATCATGTGTCGCGCTGCGTCACGCTTGGTCTGGTCATCGGGGAACATCTCTTGCGAGACGGTGTCGGCGTAGATCCTCAAGTTACCGAACGTCGGGTCGGGCAAGCCCTCACCCGCACGCTTGACTGAACCGCCCTCAGCAAAACCCTCTTTGCCGAAGTTAGGATCAACGAAGCTGCGGAACTGTCTCTCATCCATGAAGCGCGGAGCATCAGGATTAAAGTTGACAGCGTAGTTGAACTTGTCTGTTCGCTCATGCGGCAGGTCATAATCTAACACGTCCTTGAGCGCTTTCTGCACGCTAGAAGGATCACGTAGATCAACGATGTCGTAATGGTGCAGGTCTTTCACCTTACCCCACTCGCCAGCGTTCAAAAACTTGAGCACCGAGTCGGTGATCTTTTCTTTGTAGGCGGGGTCGCGCTTCATGTACTCACGGGCACGCTCACTGCTGAAGGCGTTCTCAACCGGCTTCAACTCAATGATGTCTTGCGGCACTTGTTCTGGCTGGCGACCGGTTTCTTTTGCCCAAGCGAGGTAGCGCTGATCCAGACTACCTGTGACTTCGGGTTGACCTTCCCAGTTCAAAAACTCATCAACCTCAGGGGTGTACTTGTTCTTCTGGAACCACGCGTCGTAAGAACTCTGGTTGGGCTTTTGCGCCATCGCCTGAGCATGTGGGCGACCTTCAGCGTCAATCAACGTCGTGAGTCGGTTGTCGCCTGAGCCGTAACGCTTAGCGAGTCCTTCACCCTGCGTACACCAACCGGCTTGCTTACCGATCGTCGTGCAGAGCTTCATAGCCGACTTGTCAACAGTCGCGGGAATGTCAATCCACGTCATTCCTGGTTCTTTGACAAACGAAAGCTGCGTGTCAGGAATTTGCATTTTCGGTGTAGCAGTCAGGTTACCCATCATGTCGCCCAGCTCTGCCTTGGATGCTTCCTCGGAACGCCACTTGTTGACTGCGTCAACTTTCTCCACCATCTGCTTCATCGTCACTTTGTCAAGCTGCTGAGGTGTCATACGTAACGCGGCGGGCAGACCTGACTCGGGGTCAAGCATGTTCTCAATCTCGTCAGCCATGTGATTGAACCCGAGGTTCTCATTGAGATCTATGGGTCTGTCAATCTTGTAAATCGGCGTCTTTGGGTCTAGCTTCTCAATCCAAGGGTTACGCTCCGCTATCGCAATTTCTTGCCTACCATTACTTACAAAGTTGGGCATTTCACGCGCCATGCGGAACCGCTCTTGAAACTCTCCCGCAGGGTTAGCTGTGATCTCAGCGTCCGAAAGGGCTTCCCACATCTCAGCTTTGCGAGAGTTAATTTCCATCGCCTCGGGATAACCCGCCTCGGCGTGTCTCTGCACGGCGAACCCTTCCTCGGGATAACCCACCTTAACACGCATAGCGGCTACGTCTTCAGGTAACCACATGCCGAGTTCTTCTGCTTGACCAGGAATGTGCGAGAACCCTTCTTCGTGCGCAAGTCGGATCGGGTCATCCGGTGTACCCATGTCATTACGGATGTACTTTTCAAGTTTAGTGTCAAGCCACTTGTTGACCGCGCCCTTTTCCGGACCCAACAGGTTGTTCAAGACGTCGGGTCTGTTCTCCCGCAACCATGACGAGGGGTGCTGGTAAACGTCCATGTCTACCATCTTTGACCAGAGGTCTTCACCGGCGGCTTGGTTGATCATGTCGCCGCTGATGACGTCGGGGTTACGCTTGATGGGGTTCACCGACATCGTCACGCTGTCTCTTTTAGCAGCCGCAGGTTGCCAGTTACCGCCCTTCGGCTTTACGGCATACGACTTCAAAGGTGAAGTTACGTTCTGCACAATGTCACGCGCAACGGCTGGCGCGGTCTGCACGAGGTTAGTGCCCACGCGCTTTGCGAGGCTCGCCAACGGCGGTGCGACCAACATCGCCGCCTCTGCCGTATCATCGGGCAGCATAGGGACGTTGGCTTTGTTGATGTTCGTGATCGGCTGACCATAGCTCAAGCGCTCTGCGGTGCGAGCTAACGCCGGTACACCTAGGAACTCCATCGTCCCCTGCATCTGCTGCGTGCGCCGTGGTGAGTAGGTCTGCTTCAGGAAGTCGGCAATAGAACCCAGCGCGGCGTTCTGCGGCTGTGCGCGCATTGAACCGCCGTCGTAGTAGTTCGTCTTGACAAACCCTCCGTCTGCCCACTTGACCTTGTTTGCCCAATACGCGGGGCTGCTCGGACCCTTGGCGATGTTCTTTGCGTGACGTGACTTGAACGAGGCTCGCTTAGCCTTCATGCGGTCGGACTCGCCCTCCTTGGGCTTACCCGCCGTGCTCGCGCCCTGCTCACCGAAGCGAATGATCTTCTCCTTGCCGTCTACCTTCGTCTTCACGATGTGTGACTTGGTAGGATGGCTAGGCGTGCGTCGTGGCTGGTTGAGCGGTAAGCTGTCCTTGTCAACGCGGTTGGTCATTTCTTCCTCGCCGCTCTCATGTTGTCAACGAGGTTGGGGTAAGGGCGTCCGGCGCTCTTTGCCGCCGCCTTCGCCGATGACTTAGCCGCTGGTGACAGCGTCTTGCTCTCGCCGAGGCTCTTGGGTCGTGCCTTGTCCCAGATCGGTTTCTTAGAGGCCATTGCGGTGCTCCTTGATGAATGCGTCTAACTTGTTGTCAAGCCGGTCTAACCGGTCAAGCACGCGGTTGATGTCCGTGTGCAAATCGTTCTTTGTGACATACTCCTTAGCGACCTCTTCACGGGTGCGGTTGATCAGTATCGTCACGCGCAACAGTTCTTCCTTTGTAGCGGTCAGCTCAGCGTCTTTGGCGCGGACAGCCCACCCCAACAACGCCATGAACACAGTCAGCACCGCGTTCCAAACAAACTGTTCCATACCTCGCACTCCTTTAAGCGGCGTAAGGGTTTACCCTTGGTTGCGATTTGATTCGCGGCTCGTCCATATCTTTTGCTTGAGGTAACTCAAACCATCCATCATTCTTGAGATAAATGATAGCTTGCGTAAACGTGTCCACATAATCATCATGCTCCGCTACTGGGAACTTGCCCAGTTGTTTGAGGAAAGACGCTGCCCAGCTCACCGGTTGACCGAGGTTCTTCTTTGATTCCGGCACCCACAACAGCCCCAGCTCTAAGGTCGGTGCGGCTTGGTGCGCCCGTGATACCTTGTCAGCCTGACCTGGATTATAGCCCACGGCTGGCACTTTCGCCAAGCGCAAGTCTTGCAGCAATGATTGCCCACTCGCCTTCGCTTCCACCAAGATACGGTCTGGGCGCTTAGCGCGTGAGTATGGCGAGTCCTTCGTCATCCCGCCGTATTCAGTCGTCCAGTCTTTCACGGCTCGTGCTCGCAGGTCTGGATAGCTCAGGTGTTCATCCCATGCATCAATCAGCATCGCATTGCGTGCGCCCTTGTGCGTGAACATCGCCCAGACCGAGCAAGCCGTGGGGTCACCGGTTGTCTTCTCAGTGAACGCGCAGTCGTATGACTGCAGTATGTACTCAAACGGCGGCAGACCTGATGACGCTGGCCATAGGTTGAAGTGTGCGGTCTTGAGGATACCGCCCTCGCTCGGAGTCGGGTCTTGCTGTAACTGACCCGCCGTGCCGTATGTACCCAGCAGTTGCTTCAGCATGGTGATCTCTTTCTCACCGAAGCGCTCGGGGCAGATCAGCTCGCCCTTCTTCTTGCGTGGGTCGTACGTGCCGAGGCAGGTCTTGCGCACCTTACCGTCCCACTCAGCAGGAATGCAAATATGCTCCCAGCCCTTGATGTCCTCAAGGATGTGTCCGCTGATGTCGCGCTCGTGCAGTCGCTGCATGACGGTCACCATTGCGTCAGTCTTCGGGTTGTTCAGTCGCGTTGACCATACCATGTCAAACCATTCAAGGTCTGACTCCCGCATGATCTCCGACTGCGCGGCTTGAGCGCCGTGTGGGTCGTCAAGTATCAAGCGTGAGCCGCCCTCACCGGTTGCCGTACCGCCCACCGATGTGGCCAGCCGGTATCCGGTCTTGTCGTTCTCAAAGCGCTGCTTGGCGTTTTGGTCGCCAGCAAACGCAAACATGTAGCCCCAGCGTTCTTGATACCACGGGGACTGCAACAGCCGCCGTGTCTTAAGGTTGTCGCGGGTGCTCAGGTTGCCCGAGTAGCTGGCGCATAGAAACTTCTGGGCTGGGTCGGCGATCCACTCCCACGCCGGCCACATGACGCTTACAATTGTCGATTTGGAATGTCGCGGCGGAATGTTAATCAGCAGCCTGTGAATATCTCCAGCGCTGACCGCCTCAAGGTGCTCGCAAATTGCCTCGATGTGCCAGCTCGGGATAAACGGAATGCCGGGCTCTACGACGTGCCACGACTGCTTCACGAACTCGTACAGCGAACCCGACGCCGCTCGGCGGTCTTGCTCCCGCTTGACAAGGTCAAGCATGACGGCAGGGTTCATTGGTGCGTTCATTTCTGTCCGGCTTTAGCGAGCAAGCGGCTCATGTTCTCAAGCTCCTCATCACTGAGGTTCTTCAGGTCTACCGCCGCGAGTGCAATCGGTCCTCCGTTTGAGCCGGTGTGCTCTTGCGTGATCTTGTCGCCGTAGACCTTGGGCAGCATCTTGCTAAGCATCCACTTGCGCGTGTCAATCTGAACCCGCTTGTGCGCGATGACGTCGCTGTTGAGCGGCATCAGCATCTGCTTGAGCAGGGGTTCACCCTTCTCATCAAACATCGGGTCGCCGTTCGGGTCGAGCTTCTGCACCGTCACCCACTCGTGCGTCTTGTCGCTCAGTGCGACGATCTCATCAGCGAGCAGAGCGTAGCCGATCTCTCGCGCGTGCGCGTAGTCCTTCCCCACGCCGCTGGGGTCTTTGTTCACCCACTCCAGAAACGTAGCAACAGAGGGCATCCCCTCTGCTTTGCAGATTGACTCAAGAGAGCGCCCGACCTTCAACTCCTCACAGATCTGAGCAGAGACGACCTCGCGGTCGTACTTGCGTGCTTGCAGGTGCACTGCGCCTTTGGTGTTGTGTTTTGTGGTAGCCATGTTTCTGATTATACCTTTCCGATTCAAAAAAGACAAGTTGAAAAGTGATCGTTCGTTCGTCTATATAGAGAGGGACCGAACGAACGATTACTTTCGCCTACAAAATGACAAAGTCCGAAAATTCCCGAACGATTACTCCGAACGATTACCCGAACGATCACATCACAGAACATACGAAACCCTCACTCCGTTAGGCTCCTGAGACGTTCGGTGAACCTTCTGATCGGCTCCGGAGAGAGGACGACAGTCCCTCTCCTCCGGCGTTCCGAACGTATCCAGACAAGGCAAAAAGCTAATCGTTCGTTCGGCGCGATCGTTCGAACGATTACCCGAACGATTAAACCGAACGATTACTTTTTCAGTCATCATCACCCTCCATACTTTCTTGTATCAGTTGCAGTTTCACAAATTCCAATGCACCAATTACTGTCGCCATGTACAAAGAGTCGTCGTATTTGTGAACAGTTTTGAGCACGTCTTCAATCAACCCATCAACAAGTTTGCCTTGGTTCAGGTTCATGTTCTCTCCTTGATGTCGTAGAACCAGTCATCACCGGCAGACCACTTCCGTGTGCCGTCAACGGTCCACAATCTTTGCGCCGCTTGAAAGTCGGGGAACTTCGTCTCAGCGGGTATCAGGCTTTGATCGTACCACAGGCAGCGGTTGTTCGGTTGACATGCAAACTGTCCGTTGTCAAGGGCGATCCAGTTGAAGGACTTGTGCTCCTCGGCTTGTTCAGTAAACGTCGTGTCCAGCTCCATTCCGTCAGCACAGAAGTCCACGGTAAACAGGTAGCGCCCAAAGTGCCACTCCTTGTCTTTACCGAGAAACTTTACGCCGAGGTTGCGCAGACCGATCTTCTCAAGTATGGTAAAGCGGTAGCTCATGCAGTCCCACAGTTGAAGCGTATCAACGGGTAGGTTGCCCGCTTCAGCGTGCCAGACGTAGGCGTGTATCGGCAGCTTGTCGTAGAGAGCGCCGTAGGCGGGTAGCAGCGACTCGATGCGGAACACTTGACCACGTAGCGCCTTGAGACTGATCCACACGGCGGGTTCAAGCTCGTTGTGACCTTTGTGGTCGTTGTAAAGGAACTCCCGCTTCACAAAGCATTTGAGCGGGGGCAGCGAGGCAACAATGTAGCTCATTTAATGCTCCTCATGAATGTGTTGCACCTTGCGCATTTGTAGATAGGTTGTCCTTCAACAGGTATCCAGCGGTGTTGGCATTCGCTCATGTGTTCTTCTCCTTTAGTTTTGCTTGCACTGCTAACGCAAACTCTTCATCTCCGGTATATGCTAAGTGACAAAGATAGTCAAGGTCTTCATCCGTCAGCCCAACCCATGTGCGATGTGCCAAGGCTTCTTTGATGGCATCTTCCATTAACTGCTCAAACTTTGCTCTGGTCACATCAGATTTTTTATTCTGACTTTCATACTCGTGGTCTGCTTGATACCAATAGTCTTGACCAAGTTGAAACGCTTGTTTAAATGCCTTCTTCAATGCTTCGTCTTTAGTCATGTGTTCTTCTCCTTAAGTTTGGCTTCAATGGCTCGGTAGACTTCGTAATTTGTTGCCACAGCATCAAAAGTTTTTAATCTAATTTCTGATATCTCTTCTTCCGTCAACCCACGCCATGGGCGCACGTATTCTTGAATGTCGTCATCATCGTCGTTCATGCGTTCACCCTAAATCTGATTGTTTCAGCGGCGTACTCAAGCCCGAGGTCGTCGCAGA